ATGCCGCCGAAACGGCGTCTATTTGTGGCGATCACCGTCTTCCTCCTTTCTGTTCTCACTTTCCCGCTCATTATTCTGGCTTGGCCGGACCACATTCGCTGGATTCCGCTTCTCTTCGTGATCATGGCTGGGTGGTACCTCTATCTTTTGCCTGCCACCGTCGCTGCGCATCGCGGCCACCACCAATTCCTCGCCATCTTTCTGATCAACCTCTTCTTCGGCTTCTCCATCCTCGGCTACTTTGGCCCCCTCGTCTGGGCCTGCACAGCCATTCAGCCGAAATGGATGGCCCGCGTCTAACTCATGTCCGAAATCCCTTTCTACCTGGCGGCACCGCTTGCTGTCGCCGCCGCCTTTGCGGGCTATTACTTTCCACCACTCGTCATAGATCTCTGGCGCCGATTCAGTCGCCGCAGAGCAAAAACTCAAAGATTGGAATAGTGCAGTGACGGCACCTCGCGTCTACAACAAGCACCACGGCAACGCGCCGGCCGGCGCCGTGTACATCGGCCGCAGCTCGCCCTACGGGAACCGGTTCGTCATTGGCGAGCACGGCGACCGCGACCAGGTTTGCAATCGCTTCGAATGCGTGCAGCTGCCGGACATGGACGTCGACGCCCTGACCGGCAAGGACCTGATCTGCTTCTGCGCGCCGCACCGCTGCCATGGGGACTCGATCCTGCTGAAGGCGAACCATCGCGTGGTCGTATTCGGCGGTCGCAACTATTCCGACAGAAGATGCCTGTACGCCGTTCTCGATGCCGCCCATGCGCGCAGGAAAATCACCTGCATCATTGAGGGCGAGATGTCTGGAGCTGACAGGCTGGCCCGACAGTGGGCCGAGGACCGCGGCGTTGCGGTTGATCCCTACCCGGCTGACTGGGACAACATCAGTCGGCCGGGAGCAGTCGTGAGGCGCAACAGTTGCGGCAAGCTCTACGATGCCGCGGCTGGCCCGTTCCGCAATGAGCGGATGCTGAGGGAAGGACGACCGAATGCTGCGATCGGCTTCCCAGGAGGAGATGGAAGTCGAGACATGTCTAAGCGATGTCTCGACTACGGGCTCATACCAATGAGCCCGGGTGAAGTCCTTTGCTCTTCATGATCATGGGAATAGCGATCGACGCCAGGATGTTGACCAAGATGTACGCCAGCTCGGCGGAGGTCGGTATGGTCAACGTTAGCGACGGCTCGATGATGACCAAATTGTAGAGGAGCGCCGAGAGCGCGCTCATCAGCAGCGCGTATCCCCGCCCGAAGGCGACAGCAACCGCGCAGACAGCGAGGGTGAACAGGATCTCGGTCTCGGCACTGTACTTTACGAGCGACATCAAGCCAGCGAGCGGAATCGAAACAACAAAAGCAGACAATGCAAACCAAGTGTAGCTGATATTCTTGACCTGCTTCGGAGGATCGGTCTCCGAGGGAACGCTCTCCGCCGCTTCGATATCGACGGAGTCGAGATCGAGGACCGTGTTGGTCGTGAACCAAACTGGCATCGCTCCGCGCGCGACGCCATCCCAGAGCTGATCGATCGCCAGCCTGATCCGCGTGAAATCTCGCGAGACCATGACAGCGTCTTCTTCTTCGGACTGAGCGACGTAGTTATTGCCGACCTTGGCAACGTCGTAGTTGCGATAGATGGTCGTCATGCCGCCACCTGAGTTGCAGGGGTGACGATGGGCGCTACGGGAAACACTGGCGTGAGGCTCCTGGTCGGAACGAGCATCGCTTCGGCGGCGGCGTCGAGCTGCACAGGGGCTGCCGGGTTTGCAAGCCAGGTGTCGATCCAAGCCTGTCTCACGCCTCCATCCAGCGCGGTCCACAGGGCGTCGACTGAACGCATGACCCTGATCAGGCTCTTCGATCTAAGTGTGCAGGACTCCCCGTCTAAGGACGAGGCAACGTAGCCGGCGCCGTCGTGTTCGACGACGTACCCCCGGTATTCAATGGAACTTCTCATTCTTGTTTTCTTTCCAGCCCGCCGACCCACCAAGTCGACCTCAGGGCGCTTGCTAACGGTGTTTGCATGAAAACGCAAGCTGGTATCCCACTCGGTACAACTACGGTGCGACACCTTGTCGGGGGAACAGATCGAAAGATTTTCCTCCTGTTTTTCAAAGGCAACACCCACTGAACGTTCGTTCACAAACGATCCGTCACTACTTCTTGCGTCGAGCTTCAATTTGCTCTAATGCAAACAACGAAAGCAAACGGAGGAACTTTTGCTGCGATCTTCGAGAAAGGCCGTGTTTCTGCATGTTTCTATCAATTCGAGTGATGACGAATTGGTCAGCATGCCTGTCCTTTGTTCAACTCAAGTTGAGAGGAATGCAAACTGATGACTTCGCAACTCTCTCCGGAGTTCCAGGAACAGCGTCGCAGTCAGCTCTGGTGGGACCTCTATCACCTGCGCGTCGCGCGTGAGATCGCCGCTGGATCCAAGGACCCGAGCACCAAGGTCGGCGCCGTGATCGTGCGCCCCGACCGCACCGTTGCCGCGACCGGCTACAATGGATTCCCGCGTGGCATCGCTGACACTGCGGAGCGCCTGAACAATCGCGACGTGAAGTATGGGCTGGTGGTCCATGGCGAGATCAACGCCATCCTGACCGCTCGCGAGTCGCTCCACGGCTACACCCTCTACACCTGGCCGTTCCTGACCTGTGAACGGTGCGCTCTACACGTCATCCAGGCTGGCATCAAGCGCGTCGTCGCGCCGACGCTGGACGAGGAGCGCAGGATGCGCTGGAAGGCGTCGCTCGATGCTGCGCAGGCTTTCTATGCCGAGGCCGGCGTCGCGTGCGAGCAGATCGACGTCACTCCTGTGGAGGGCATCGGATGAAGATCTCAGAATGGCCCCTGCCCTACGTGCGCGTCAAATGCGCGCAGTGTGACCGAGAGGGCCGGATGAAGCTCGCCGGCCTGATCGAACGATTCGGACCAGACCGCGACTTGTTCGTGGTCCGCGAGAAGCTCACCGAGCCGGGCTGCAAGCGGGAGAACGAGAAGCAGCCCTGCCAATCCATCCTGCCGGACGCCCGGCTGGTGCAGGCGATCATCGCAAAGACCGAGGACGACGTCTTGGTGAAAGAGCTTCTGCCTGAGGCGCGCGAGTGGCGAGAGAAACTGGGAATGGGGGAACGATGAAGATCGAAGCGCACGTACTCGAAGTGCAGGACAAGGGCGACAAGCTGTTCCTCGTGGGACAGGGGCGCGCGGTCAGCGCTGCTGAATGGCAGCCGTGGATGCCGATCGCCGTCAGCGTCCCTATGAACGACCGGAACCGGAAGGCCTTCTACGTCGGCCGGCACTTCGATCTGACGATCACCCCGCGATGAGCGTCGAAGAACCCTGGCGCGATCCGGAGAACTACAAGACCGGAAAGCTCACCCGCTGCCTCGGCTGCAAGGGTGAGTGTCGCAAAACCCACTGGGGCGCGTGGTGCTACGACTGCAATGTTGAGCGCATCGAGCGGATCAACAAGTCATTCGCCAAGCTCCTCCCCTGATCCAACCGCATCGGCGGGAGACCTATGTCCCGTCGTTTGCATGAATTCAAAGAGCGCAAATGAACGATGACTTCCAGCTCTACCCTCTGCACAGAGCCCACTACGGCCTCGCGAAGATCGATCCGCCGTGGCGCTTCGAGACCTATTCGGAGGAAGGCAAGGGCAAGTCGGCTGAGCAGCACTACGAGTGCTGGGACATCGAGAAGATCTTCTCCATGCCGATCGCTGATCTCGCTCACCGCGATGGCATGTGGGTTTGGCTCTACGCCACGGCGCCGATGTACGACGCCGCACGCGAGTGCTTCCGCAGATGGGGCGTCGACTACTGCACCCAGGGCGTCTGGGTGAAGATGGTCAAGGACGGCAGCCGTCCGACGTTCGGTACCGGCTACGTGCTCCGCAACTGCCACGAGCCCTTCCTGATCGGGAAGGTCGGCAAGCCACGCATCCACTCCCGCAACATCCGCTCCGCGATCCTTGAGCCGCGCCGCGAGCACTCGCGCAAGCCTGAGCAGGGCTACGTCGAGGCCGCGAAGATGGCTGGGCCTTATCCGAAGGCCGACATCTTCAGCCGCGAGGTCCGTCCTGGCTGGGACGCTTGGGGGAACGAAACCACGAAGTTCAACCAGCAGCAGATGGAGATCGCAGCATGAGCAACGTCACCAGCAAGATCACGAACGTCGTCGTCGTGTCGGCCGGCCCCATCGGGTTCAGCGCCACGAAAATCGAGAACGAGGGCAAGAAGCCCCAGCTCAAATTCCGAATGATCTGCGGAGACCAAGTTCTCGCAGACATGGGCGAAGAGGCAGCTCGCTTCTTCACCAGCCAGGTGCAGCAGGCGTTCGCAATCGTCCACGAGGACGAGTGGACCCGCTGCCCGACCTACGCCGCGGTCGAAGCCGACCGCAAACGGATCGCCGCCCGCAACGCAGCGGTCTGATCTACCTCTAACGGAGCTATCCCAACAATGAGAAACCTGAACACGGCGCTCGTCGGCGCCGCGATCCTCGCTTTGTCTTTTTCGGCCGCTGAGGCCCGTCCGAGGCATCACCACCATCATCACCACCACCGCCATGCGCATCACCGCGTCGTGGAGCGTGTCGCCGTTCGCCAACATGTGCAGGAGTCGTCGTTCGCTGACAGCTTCTCCTATGGCATCCAGAGCGGCTTCAACGCAGGCGTCGGCGTCGTCGATCGCGCCCGCCAGTTCATCGGCGCCACAGCGCACGAGGTTGGCGTTCGCTCGACCCTGTGGTGCTCGGCATTCATGCGCAAGATCACGGGCGCCTCAGGCGTCGATGACCGCGCCCTTTCCTGGGAGAACAAGCAGCGCATCGCCCCGCAGGTCGGCGCTGTCGTGACCATGGGCCGGCGCGGCGGCGGACACGTCGGTGTCGTCTCGGGCTTCACCAAGAGCGGCGACCCGATCGTCATCAGCGGCAACTCGCGCGGTCACCGGGTGACCGAAATGCCCTACCCGCGCAGCCGCATCCGCGCCTGGGTGTCGCCAACGTGACAATCCCGGTCAGCGAACGAGAGCTGAAGGCTCTCCGCGCGCTCGGCCAGGTCTACGCGGACGACGGGAATTACCTGTCGTTCCGCGCAGTCGCTCAGAGGTCCGGACTCGATCCCCAGCATGTGCGGCGATCTGTTCGTGCCTTGGCGCGCAAAGGCTTCGCTCAATACGGCAAGGGCCTGTGGAGCGAAGACGGGGAGATGCGGGGAGCAGGCTACTGCTGCACGCACGATGGAATGACGCTCCTCCAATACGTCGGGGAAGAGCAGGACAGCAACGGGAGACAACATTGCCGATCATGAGACAGCCCTGGATCACGCGAGCTGATCTGAAGAACAACCCCGACACCATCTTCGTCTTCGGCGACAACGTTGAGCGCCGCGGCTACGGCGGTCAGGCAGCGCAGATGCGCGGCGAACCCAACGCGATCGGCGTGGCCACCAAATGGCGCCCCAGCATGGCGCCTGACGCCTTCTTCGACGACAGCATCGAGTGCCACGTCGAGGTGATGCGCGACCTGGAGAAGGTCCAGAAGGCGCTCGACGCCGGCAAGCTGGTCGTGATCCCGCAGGACGGCATCGGCACCGGGCTCGCGCGCCTGCAATCCACGGCGCCGAAGATCCACTGGTTCATCGAGAACTGGTTCCTGACCCGCGAGCAGAAATGAGGGTCTTCACCTGCACGGACCATGAGGGTCACTGGGTCGGCGTCGCGTCAGTCGTCGTGGCGCCCGATCCGGAATATGCCAGGGCGCTGCTCATCGCCGAGCTGGTCAGCTACGGCATCAAGCAGTCGGAGCCATTCACGCTGAAGGAGATCGACCTCTCCGCGGCGGCGGCGATCGTCCTCCAGAACGGGGACTACTGATGCCCTGGCCTGGACGCGACCGAGTCATCTGGCTCGAGGAAGTCGAGCATCGCTTCGGCGTCCGCCTCAAGACCTGTCCCTTCTGCAGCTCATCGGGTGTCGGCCTCTACATCGGGCCGATGCCTCACGTCACCTGCCTCGCCTGCGGCGCCGATGGCCCGCTGATCGAGGAGCGTCACCTCGACATCGTTCACCGTCAGCACATCGCACTCCAAAAATGGAACATGAGACCATGATGCGAAACCCGGACATCCACGCCAAAGACCTGAAGAACCAGCACAGGAAGACCGTCAACGGCTACCCCGTCGTCGACGTGATCAAGATCCTGGAGATGCACGGCTACGTCGTCATCCACCGATCCCAGGTGCCGGGCAGCCTGAACAAGGACATCAAGGACAAGGCCGCCTGATGTTCATAGATCCGAGAGACGTCGTCTTCTTCAGCGACGACACCCTGACCAAGGCGCTGGAGAACCGCGGCTACCGCGTCATCCCGCCGGGGCTTCCCCGCGAGAACCTGACCTGGAACAGGGTCGAGCCCTTCCCCAAGGGCATCAACTTCAAGGATGAGGCCCTCGGCAAGATTAAGGACCAGATCCGGATGGAGCACCTGGAGTTCACTTCGCGCGCGCATCCGTGGATCGATCGGAAATGTCAGCCGACGACCCAGATGATCAGCACCGCTTGCCTGAGGATCTATCGCTGATGCCGAGACATTGGGCGAGCTGGTGGTCCGGCAACTACGCGGACGAGGGCTGCACGCGGCCCCCGTTCAAGACCTGGGTGAGTGGCACCCGAGACCGCGATGAGGAGCGCGACGAGCAATCGCTGTGCGCTGTGGTCGATGCCTAGGACGACATGGAGGTCAAAAACCTAATCAGCAAGCACTATCCGGACGCTGAAGTTAGGTTTGTCGACGAGAAGCCAGAGGGCTGGGAGCCTGGAGATCGATACCGATGAGCAAAGCACCGTCGCCATAAGACGGAGTATGACCACAGACTGGAGCATGCTATGGATGTGGGGAGGCCCGCCGCGACTCCCCACACGAAAATGGTTTCGTTGAGACATGCTTAAGATGCTGGTCGACACCTGCGTCTGGCTCGATATGGCCAAGACGCCGTCCCAATCTAAGAATTTCGATTTCCTGCTCAATCTGAGGCACGACAAGCTAATCAATATCATCGTCCCGCAGGTTGTCCTGGACGAGTTCATGCGGAATCGGGACAGGATGATCGTCGAATATTCCAAAAGCATCACCACGACTCTGAGCCGAGCAAAGGAGATCGTCGTCCAGCAGGGAGGCAAAAGAAGATCGAGGACCCTTCACCGACTTTTCGATGACGTGGAAAGCCCGATAAAGACGCCAAAGGCTGTAGCCGAACATGCCGCCGACCAGATAGAAACTCTCATCAAAGCAGGCGACATCGTTCAGATCAGTGACGCAATGAAGATTCGGGCCTCAGATCGAGCTATGCAGAAGAAGGCCCCGTTTCATCGGGACAAAAACAGCTTCAACGACGCGCTGATTATCGAAGCCTATTCGGAGTACATCAAGCAAAACGGTAAGCCGGGCGATCGCTTTGCGTTCGTGACACACAACACTCGCGACTTCAGCTCTCCCACGGGTAATAGCAAGCAACCGCACCCAGATCTGGCTGCACTGTTCTCCAAAATCAAGTCGCGATACTTCATCAGTATCGGTGATGCGCTCGATGCGATGCACCTGAAGGATGCCGTGCCATGGCTGGACGAGTCTTACGATCAGCCGATCCGCAGCATGAGCGATATTTCCGATGCAATTGAGGAGCTTCTGGACAGGATCTGGTACGACCGGCACATGGTGGCCAGGTATAAGATCGAGGTTGGTAAAGAAAAGATCGTCCCTAAGCTGCCGGACGTACCCTGGCCCAAGCGAAAGAACCTGATTCAGGCGGACATCTGGGAGGGCGCCCTGAAATCCGCAGCTAAGGTCGAAAAGAAATACGGCAAGGAGAACCTTGGTCCGTACTCAAAATTCGACTGGGGTATGATGAACGGAAAGCTATCTGCGTTGAGATGGGTGCTAGGTGACGAGTGGGACATGCTCGACACCTAAGCGCACTGAGCGGGTCGAAGCCGCATTTGGCGCCGTCTAATTGGCCGCGATCTGATCTGCGGGTAATTCGGCTCTGGCAAGCACTACGGCCCGATGAGCATCCGATAGCCGCGAGAAAAGTATGTCCAATTCCTCCTGCGCCTTTGTCAGTCGGTCGCCGATTGAGTCCATAGCTGCTCTTGAATGCTTGTCCCGACGATCACCTAAGAACTCATATAATTCGCCATAAACTAGCGCGACCCGATCGACCTCCTGTGAAGCCTTGATCACCTCTTTCAGAATGTCGTCACGCTCCTTTCGACGCCAAAAGACGGTATCCGGTGTCATGGCTCCCTCACTCCGGTCTTGGTCCATTTGTACGCAAGCCGTCAATCGAAGTCAGGCTACACGGACCAATGCTGCTGCTTTCGGATCGTATGTGTAGTCTGTAATCGTTCCGTCCTTAATCCGATCAACTGCTTCGTTGACCACGAACAGCGGTACAAGAAACCATTCGCGCGGGATCACTGGATTCCCAAAGCGATCCTTGATCTCGACATCGAGCTGAGCCAGGCCAAAGATGCGGTGGATGAGGTTTTCGAGCTTGGTGCGATTGACGTTGTAGAGTTCGTAAGTCGCGACGACTTCCACCTCGGCCATCAAAAATGTAGGGTCGAGTTTCGCGTTTGCGATACGTCGCTCCACATCCCCGCTGGTCACGCCGATCTTGTGCAGAACATCGCGATGGGCTGCGACTAGCGGGTGGTCGGACTTACTGCGCAGAACGTAAATCGTACCACTGGCTAGGTCGCCTTCGGCGCTCTCGCCGGCAAACAGCGGTCCCGCAACGGGATCGGTGATACGCCTCCCCGCCTCGTCGCGGTGAAGCGCGCGCTGGAGCGAACGTAGCAGCACGTCGCTTTCGGTACCGTTGTCATAGATGACGCGCAGTCGGCTGTCACGACGTTCATATTGCGTCGTGAACTCCTCGCCAACTTCCGCGACATAGGCGATCTGGCCGCCGACGATGAAGAACTCGCCTTTCTTGATCTCGGCCATAGTCTGGAAGGGCCGCGTCTGGCGGATGTCGGAATCGATGTCCTTCTTGACTTGAATGAACAGAGGCTTGAATCGGTCGAAGTCCTCGCATTTCTCGCGATTGGCGATTTCCTCCGCTGCGCGTTTGTCGGCAGCGGTGCGGACGTGGCGGAGTTCGGTAATATCGGATGCGCCTGCCGCATCCCTCAGTTCGGCCAGCAACTCGTCCTCATCCACCGCCTCTTCGGGAGCGGCGGGGGCGCTTTCCGCTCCTGTCAACAGTCCCTGATAGTCGAGCGGCGAAAGAAGCGAACGACATTCCTCAAGTGCGCGCAGACGGTCGAGGCGCACGGCATAGAGTCGCTCGAAGATGTCATTATCCTCGCCATGCTGCGGAGCGCGGCCGTGCTCCTCGAAAAAGCGCTGGACTTCTTCGAACCCGGCAATGATGCGTTCTTCGCGCGCGGAGCGTCCGCCCTTCTTTTCGGGCTGAGCGAAGTCGTCAAGTTCGGCGCGCAGTTCGTCGAGGTCGAGGTCAGTCATAGCGGCCCTCGTCCTTGAAACGAACAAAGGCGGCAGCGCCTTCGGCCATCCGCTTTTCCCAGGCATCTGTCGAACTAATCGAGGGGAGCCGCCCCCGCTCCTTTTTGAATTTGAAGGCTCGCAGAGCGAGCTCCTTCGCTTCGCCAGGCGTCAGGCTCGTGCGCTTGGCGGAAATCGCCGCCTGCACCTGTTTCAAGCTGTCCTCGCTCATCGTCTTGGCGAGGATAGCGTAAGCCTCGCCGAACGGATTGATCCGGTCGATAAGGTCGATGTCGAGTTCGCGGACGTCCATCGCAAACCTCCGCACGCCGTCAATAAGGGCCGTGTTGGCGCTTTGTTCGGGGTCGCCGCCTGCCCCTCCCTCTAGCGCAATCTTTTTGGCCTGCTGCGTCAGGTTGAGGGCGGCGATGGCATGCTGGCGCACCGCCTCCTGATCTTCCTCGTCGAGTTCTGGATATTTGTCCTTGATGATCTTGCCCATCCGAACAACGGTCAGGTCCTCCGGCACCAGCTCCTCGTCGAATAGGCCGCGCTCGATAGCGGTCTTGTCCTGAACGAAGGCGGCAATGACCTCGTTCAGATCTTCCTGGCAGATGCGAGCCGCTTCCTTGCTCTTTGGTTCGGTCAGACCTTTGATCTCGATCTGGAATTGCCCCGTGTCTCCGTTGAAGCCGACATTGCATTTGTTGGGGTCGTAGCCCCCGTCCCCATAGTCGAACCCTTCCACCGGGCCGCTCGTGGGGTTCTTCGGCTTGAACTCGAAGCGAGGGGCAAGTACCTGCTCCATGAGCAGGCTCGCCGCTATCGCCTTCAAGGTATCGTTCACCGCCTCGCTGACGGCCTCGTCGGCGGCGTCCGGCTGGGCAATCAGGTTGGAGAAGCGCGCGCGAGTCTTGCCCGGAGCGTCCCGGGTCGCGCGGCCAATGATCTGCACGATCTCGGTGAGGCTCGATCGGTAGCCCACCGTCAGCGCGTGCTCGCACCAAATCCAGTCGAAGCCTTCCTTCGCCATGCCAAGAGCGATGATGATATCTACATGGTCGCGGTTGTTCTTCTGCGCTGGGTCTTTTAGCGCGGCAGAAACGCGGTCACGCTTCGCGGAATCGTCGTCGACCAGATCGGCGATTTTTAGCACGCGGCCGGCCGGTGTCTTGACCAGCTGGAAGCCAGTCGCAGGGTCAGGCCCCTGCCATGCGCCCAACTCTTCGATGATGTGCTCGACCTCCTTGATCTTGTCCTTCGTGCTTTCACGGGAGTTGACGCTCGGGATATGGATGATCGTTTTCTCGGCCGGATCGAGCACGTTCAGGATATCATCGGCATAGGAGCCCGAATAAAAGAAGTAGCCAATGTCGAGCCGCTTGAGGTATTCGTAGCCGTTGAGCTGCTCATAATACGTGTAAGTGACGGTATCGAACTTCGCTTCATCGCGCGGGGCCAGCACGGCCTCGGCATCGCCCCTGAAATAAGAGCCGGTCATCGCGACGATGTGAACCTTGTCGCGGGCGATGAACTCGCCGAGATGAAGACCGAGCTTGTTGTCCGGATTCGCAGAAACGTGGTGAAATTCGTCGACGGCGATCAGCCGGTCGTCGAACGCCTCGACGCCGAACTTGTCCACCGCGAAGCGGAAAGTAGCGTGGGTGCAGACTAGCACCTTGTCGTCGCCATCAAGGAAGGCGCCGACAGAATTGACCTTACCGCCATTGTCGTTTCCGGGCGCGTCGCAGAGATTCCAGTTGGGCGCAACGGTCCAGTCGGCCCAAAAGCCGAACTTGGACAGCGGCTCGTCGTGGAAGCTCGCGCCGATAGATTTCTCGGGCACGACGATGATCGCCTGCTTGAGTCCCTGATTATGGAGCTTGTCGAGGGCGATGAACATCAGCGCCCGGCTCTTGCCTGATGCGGGCGGTGACTTGATGAGCAGGTATTGCTCACCGCGCCGCTCATAGGCGCGTTCCTGCATTGGCCGCATGCCAAGCGCATTGGCCTTGGTCGAGCTACCGTTGCGGGCATAGGAGACTGAAACAGAAGGGACTGATTTCTTTTCGTCCGTCATGCGCTTGCCCCCGCCTTTCGTTTTTTGGTCGTTCCCTGTCCTGCGGTCATTTTGGTGTAAAGCTCGAAGAGCTTTTCCAGCCGCTCGGTGTCGTTGCGGAACCGCCGGCCGATATAGATACGTTCAAGCACCTCGTCGTTGCGCTCGTGCGCCTCGCGCAGATCAGAGGGCATCTTGTCGGGATCGTAGAGATCAGCAATTGTCGCCGGGAAATGCGCCTCACGCGCCAGCAGGATGTCCTCGGCGCAACGGGTAAGATCCGCCTTGTTCTTCTCGGTCAGCGTCGGGACTGGAAATGTATTCCAGCCAAGGGTGTTGGAATAACGGTATCGCGTTTCCAGTTTGCCGCAGACAGTCGCGATCCAGACGAGGTGCAGCCGTGAGGCGACCACCGCCATGTTCCACAGTGGCGCGTCATACAGGCCAAATGCGAGGTTGGTCAGCGTCGTGTGGTCATCGACGAGACCTGCTGTCAAGTAGGGCCTTCGCTCAGATGAAACGCCAGGTACGACAATCGTGCTTCGCGTCCCGATACGCATCAACTTAAGCTGGTGTGCTCGCTTTGCGAGGGCGTTGGCCCCCTTATCTCGGCTCGCCAGCCTTACACGCCGAACCGCTTCTATGCGCGCTTTGAGCGATTCAATAGACTGAGCTTCCTTGAGATCATTATCCTCGATCCAAATGCAAAGCCGCCAACCACCGTTGATGAAGTCGTCCGAGCCGTATATTCGCCTGATGAATTTGCGACGCTGTCCATCATCCAGGCCAAGCGAGGCGAGTTCTTCGGGACGTAAGAGCAGATGACCGCCATCACTAGGCTTATTTCCGAACTCCATCACGCTTAGGGGGCCGATTGGTTCGTCTCGCTTCTCAACTATGATGCGAGGTCCAAGCGTCAGATAGGGCGTGATCGACGCTCCTTCGCGAATGAGAACGCCATTCTGTTCATCATGCTCATAGAGACGGCGCGGCGCACTTGTGGGTGAACCGATCCCTACTATGACGACAGTAACCCCCGCCTTGTTGCTGGCCAAGTTCGACCATTTGAATGAGGTATATGCGAACCGGATATCGCAGCCCGTCTCGAACAGCACAGGCCACAGGATCGATACGGATTGACCCTGGCAGATGGAATTGGTGGACACAAACGCTGCTACGGAATCCGTTCTCGTCCCATAGTCAGCCGCCTTAATGAACCAGCCAGCTACGTAATCGAGGAAACCACTGGACGATGTTCGGCCCCGGAGAAGGGTTCGAATGTCAGCCTTCTGCTCAGCACTTTGCCAAGTGCTTCCCAAGTATGGTGGATTCCCGCAGATGTAGGTCTCTCCGCCCTCATTCTCAAAGTCGATCTGCGCTTGATCGAGCGGGGTGTGAAAGAGGTCTTCTGCGTGATGCTTCACGCCTGTACCGGTTGGTGGACAGATGCTGAGCCAATCTAGCCGCAGCGCGTTGCCGCAGGTGATCCAGTTCTGCGCATCAAGCGGCAGAAACTCGGCGAGCGCCTCCTTCTGTCCGCGATAAAGCACGTCACATTGAAACTCCGCGATGATGAGGGCGAGACGCGCGACCTCTGCTGGGAAATCGCGCAGCTCGATGCCGCGAAAGTTTGTGAGCGGGATTTCCGAGCGTCGGACCGCCTCACCGCGCCGCCGGTTGATCTCGGCCTCGATCTCGCGCATCTCCTTGTAAGCAATGACAAGAAAGTTGCCCGAGCCGCAAGCCGGATCGAACACCCTGATCTTCGACATGCGCTTGCGGAGGTTGAGCAATGTGCGGGGATTGTCGCCCGCTTCCTCAAGCCGCGCCCGCAGGTCGTCGAGAAACAGCGGATTGAGCACCTTCAAGATGTTTGGCACACTGGTGTAATGCATGCCGAGCGCGCCGCGCTCTTCGTCATCGGCAACGGCCTGTATCATCGAGCCGAAGATGTCGGGGTTGATCTTCGTCCAGTCGAGATTGCCGATGTGCAGCAGGTAGGACCGCGCGATCCTGCTGAAGCGCGGTACATCCATGCTTCCCGAAAAGAGACCGCCGTTTACATAGGGGAACTGGTCGGCCCAACGGGGGATGTTCGCCGCTGCGCGATCCTCCCTCTTTGTGTTCATGGCTCGAAACAGAGTACCGATCACCTCATGGGTGTTGGACGAGTCCTTGGCGCTCATCTGCTCGACGGTGGCGGTGAACCGGCGCGTGCCGCCGAAGATGTCGGTATCCTCGGCGAAAAAGCAGAAGATCAGCCGCGCCATGAAATGATTCATGTCGGGGCGGCGCTCGGCCGTGCCCCATTCGGGGTTGTCCTTGAGAAGCTCGACGTAGAGCCGGTTCAGGCGGCTGGTGGCCCGGATGTCGAAGGAGCTTTCTCGCACCTGCTTGACGGTGGTGATACCGGCGAGTGGCAGGAAGAAACCAAAGTGATCAGGGAAGTCTCGATAGGCACAAGCAATCGGCGAATCGTCCGATTCCAGGTCCTCGGCCTCGAAGTCCGCACCGTCGGTCGCGAGGATGTATCGCGCCTTCGCCCTGGTCGTCGCCGGGCTGGCCTTCAGCGCGGCAAGCATCTTGGTAGCCTCGCCCGGCGGACAGACGGCGATGTGGATATTGTTCGTTTGCAGGACGCCGCCCAAATCGGACTTGTTAGACGCACCCGAGCGCAGCCGCTTGATCGTTGTATCCTTGTTCCCGAACGCTTGGAGGAAAGCGAATGGAAACTCGAGGGGGTCGAATGGCTGCTCTGCGAGAGCCGAAATCGCTTCTTCGATTTCGACCGGGTTCATATCTTTCCTGCCCTCAAGTTTCGCGCCTCAACTTCGATTTCCCTAGTCGGGGCGATGGCGGCCGGGCTCTTGACCGGTCCACGATTGTTGACGAGTCGCACATATCAACCGGATTAGTCTAACCTTTTTTCCCGCGACAAGCGACCTTTACCCCCCGAAAGTCGAATGGCCGCACGAAATACCGGTCGTGCAAGAAAGGCCGGCACGCGCCGCTACGGCCGATCGAGAGCCGCGCTACCTGGGCGCATCCCGACGGGCACAGATAACAGGTGAGGCGAACCCTCGCCCGTCGTTAACGAATTCTGATTTCTTCTCAACTGGCGGTAGCACTCCCAAATTGGGTGCTATAACATACCAGCGGGTGGGAGGGGGCTTTGGCAAAGAAATCAGTGAAAGTTGATCCAGACGATGGGTTGATCGTCGGTGAAGTCGGTCCGTGGGCTACGGAGAAGCATGAACGACTTCGAAAATACATCGACGCAGCTGGACCGACCCGGGCGAAATATGTTCCTCCCAAAGGTTGGGCAACGGCAAGCTATATAGAACTGTACTCTGGTGCTGGTCGTTCGCTGATTGACGGTAGCAATCGGATTATCGATGGTAGCGCGTTGGTAGCTTATAAAGCAGCTAAGTCCAGCGCTATGCCTTTCACCGATCTGCACCTCTCGGATTTGGAGCAAGTGAACAGTGATGCGGTCGCGCAGCGCATTAAAGCGCTCGGGGGCGTCGCGCAGAATTACCACGGTCCCGCGGACAAGATAGTTGACCGCGCCCTTGGCGCTCTCAACCCGCACGGTTTGCATTTGGCGTTTCTCGACCCTTTTTCACTAGGTCAGCTACCGTTTTCGATAATCGAGAAGATGCTTAAGTTTCGGCGCATGGACATGATTATCCATGTGAGTCTATTTGACCTACAGCGTAATCTCGATGATTACAGCAGCATCGGCGATCCGACCCTCAACAACTTCGCGCCGGGATGGCGAGATGCGATCAACGTTCGGCAAGCCATTGCGCCATTGCGTGCGGCCCTGATTGAATATTGGTTGGGCCTGATCCGATCGCTCGGCTCAAAGCCAGCTACGGGCATTCCGCTAGTGGTCGGACAGCAGAACCAGCGACTTTATTGGTTGGTATTCCTTAGCTCCAACCCGCATGGGCACAAATTGTGGAATGACGTGCAGAACCTGACAGGTCAAAGGTCGTTGTTCGGATAGGAAAAGCTTCATGGCCGACACTTCAATCGAATGGACGGACGCGACCTGGAACCCTGTGGCGGGCTGCACGATCCTGTCCCCGGGGTGCACCAACTGCTACGCCATGCGGATGGCGGCACGGCTCGAAGCGATGGGAATGGAGAAATACCGTGGGCTGACGCGCAAGAGCGGCCGTCGGGCGGTGTGGACCGGCAAGATACGACTGGACCGAGGTGCTCTTAGGGTACCCCAGAGGTGGCGCAAGCCGCGACGCATCTTTGTTAATTCGATGTCGGACCTGTTCCACGAAGCTGTACCCGCGAAATTCGTCGCAGAAGTGTGGGCCGTGATGGGCTCAACGCCGTGGCACACGTATCAAATCCTGACGAAGCGTCCGGATCGAATGGCGCAACTCACTCGGTCCCTTCCGGTACTGCGGAATGTTTGGCTAGGCACTAGCGTCGAGAACGCGGCCTATCTTTCACGCATCGACGAGTTGCGCCGGGTGAGCGCGGCGGTTCGTTTCATCTCCTTCGAGCCGTTGTTGGGGCCGATGGGTGCCCCGAACTTGAGGGGTATCGATTGGGCTATTGTAGGGGGTGAGAGCGGACCCCGATCCCGCCCAATGCTTGAGGAGTGGGTTCACGAAATCGAGGCCGCGTGCCGTCGATCTGAGACGGCGTTCTTCTTTAAGCAATGGGGCGGTGTTCGCAAGGACAAGACCGGGCGCGAGTACCGGGGACGTACTTTTGATGAGATGCCCGGAACCCGTCATGAGCCAGCGTCAATGCAGCCATAGCCGAAAACGTCCGAAAATCACTTTCGGCGAAATGCGCGACGTTACCGCTTACGACAGCCGTCTCAAATTTACGAAGCCACCGTACAGCTCCTGGCACCACGCAGCGAAGCGCTTGAGGTGGACGGCGAAGAACCGGCGGACCAGGTAGCTGCGGATGATCGAGATCACCATGAAGATCAGGGTGATGGCGAAGCTCTCAGCGAGCTTCACCTTGAACCCGAACAGCGGCAGCACGGCGTAATTGGCCCAGATGGAGACGCCGAACCCGATCAGGCTCGACGTCGCCACCTCAACCAGCGACATAACGCGGGACTGCTCCATCAGACCCGGCTCAGCGCCATCGTTACCAGACCGAACTGCACCTGCGTGGTGCCCGAGGAGCGACCGTACTCCTGCCAGTGTCTCACGGCTGTGTCGATGTCGAGATAGAGCTGCTCGACGCTCGAGTCGTTGTGGATGATGTAGTCCGGCTTGAGCAGGTCGGTGCGCTCGCTGTCGTGAGCACCCCAGAGCACGCCGAACCAGTCGTAGAGCTTCTCGCCGATCCAGCCCCATGAGAACTTCGCCGGCTTGGTTCCCGGGCGCTTGATCAAGATGGTGAAGCCGCCGAGCTGCTGGATCGCCTTCTCCTCGTTCGGGAAGCGGACGGAGTCGTTCATCACGGACTCGCCATCCGCGACGCCGGCAGCCCAGGTGTCAGCCCACAGATCGGAATTGATCAGCTCGCGACCCCACTCGGTGCCCAGCGTGATCTGCGCGTAGCGGGAGGTGACGCCCAGCTCGGGGATCATGCACTCCTTGAGATCGCCCTCCAGGTAGCGAGTGATCATGTCGGCCGACATGCCGTTCGCTTTCAGAAGCACCGCCAGCATCGCCCGCAGCGGTTCTGCGATGTGCTTACGGCGCACGCCGTACTTCTGCTCCAGGTACAGGGCCGCAGTCGTCTTACCCGACTGAGCAAACCCCGACAGACCGATCACCAAGTTCATTTGCTCTCTCCTTTCAAACTTGAATTCATGCAAACGACTAGGCAGCAAGGGACGGCGCCGGCATCCGGATCACCGGCTTCTCTGGTCGCCATTTGCCCTTCTGGAGCGTGATCAGCGCCCGCTTACCATCCGCATACTGGATGACGTGCGAGACGGCCCAGCCGCTCGGACCCTTGTTGTAGCCGTGGCGCAGGTTCATCGCTCCCGACACGTAGACGCCCTCGTTGATCTCCGGGGAATGCTTGTCGCCGATGGTCATCTTGCGCCCCATCTTGGCGAAACCGTTCACGGTCCCCTTGGCGCCGTTCGCGCCGCGGAAGCCGTGGTTGCCGACCTCGATGCCGTCGATGAGCCGCGAGTAACCGTCGTGGCACCACTCGATCTTGTCCCCGAGCTGCGGGTACTTCTGGCGGATCGCGTATTCGAGCAGCGAGAAGCGCGGCACCGGCAGATCATTGTCGATCGCGTGCGAGCGCGCCTCGACGTGGCCGAGGTACGCATCCTCCAGCTGGAGGCCGAAGCGGACGTTGATGCCGTGGTTCCGGTACCTGCCCTCGCGCGCGTACTTCTCCAGCGCCAGGTCATGATTGCCCTCTGCCACGATGCCCAGGCGGTCCTCGCCAAGGGTGCGCAGCAGGAAGTCGCCACACTGCAAGACCTCGCACTCGAGGCTGTCGCGCCCGCGGATGGCCATCTCGTAGCTGTAGGCATTGTCACCAACGTGGTGATGGTTGCCCGGTTCGTTGTCGAAGATGTCGTGGTAGATCATGTGCTCCGGATTGAGCACGTCCACGACCGAGTTACGGTACTTCGCCACGTTGCCGCGCATGTCCCAGCCGAACGTCGCCATGGTGTTGGCGGGATCGAGCTTTCGGACATGGATGTCGGCGAAGGTGATCGCGCGGACCCGGTGGCTCGTCGTCACCTCCCCGTTCGCCACACGGGCGTCGAGATCATAGAAGGAGCCGTCGTCGCTGGCCGAGATCTGCCGGCAGAAGACGTCGCCCTCGTCGTCGAACTGCACCACGGTGGCGCCAACCACCTGGTGGAAGATCGACTTCACGCCGGCCTTGCGCGGGATGACCTTGGGGCGCGTGACAGCGCCCGACGTCATGACCTGGTGGGCCTGGACGTTCGGGTCGGTGGACGGCACGGACTTCAGCTGGCGCTTGGCGTGCGGGAACACGGCCCAGCGGCCACGGCTGTAGGTGACCAAGTCCGAGATCGGCTGCGAGGCTGTCGGCAGCGTGTTCATTTCCCCGCAGAACACGAAGTTGTCGCCGATCTTCATCTGGCCGAAGCACAGATAAGGCGACAGCTCGGTCGCGTACGCGCGCGCCGTTGGGTTGTTCTCCGCCCACCACTGCGTCTCGTAGGTCCAGGGACCGACGACGATCTTGGCGTTCAGGAAGTCGGCATAGGCCAGTAGGTTGGCCCAGAACTCCTCGTGGATCGGCGCATCGTTTTGCGCGCCCGTGAAGATGAAATTCTGGTTCCGCGGATTCGTGATCGGGGCGACACGCAGGGTGTCGGTCATCCACGTCCGCGGGGTGCCCTCCTTGATGACGTAACCACCGACCGACCGATCGTAGCGGCGGACGAGGTAGGAGTCGATTAGGATGGCATCCGGGTTGATGACCGGGTAGTTCGATGAGGTGATGAGATTGGTAACCTCCGTCGAGAGAACCACGGCGCGCTTGTGCGCGTGGTCTTCGGCGGACAGTTCTTCGCCTGCTTCTTCAGCGCCGCGGGTGACGGTGGCGGCGGGCGCAGGCGGGATATAGAGCGACCAGTCTACCGCATAGTGCGGCTTGCCCTTGTCGCGTTGGGCTTCTTCGTCCCGCACCCAGCGGGGGTAGTTGATGCCTTCACGGCGCTCCGCGGTCTTGGTGGCGGAGGCCAGGCCCCCTCTCTGTCCCTGCGGGTGGTAACCCAGCTTGAGCAGGTCCTCGACGACGGCTTTTCTGCGGGCGCGTTCGTCGTTCGGCACGGGCGGCGTGGGCATTGAACCTCTGTGGATAGGTGGATTGTGTTCGCATTTTCCCTAGCACATTATTTGCATTCGTGCAAATTGCAGGTCTTTTTGCGTTCGCTTTGGGGTTCCCAGAAGGCATAAAAAAAGAGCCCCTAGACTGCGGGGTGTGCAAACCGGCAGTCTAGGGGCGAAGTCACAGGTGAGCGGCGCCGGTTACTTTCCAGCGCTCATATTGACCATTTTGAAGATGCGATCGACGATCAGGTCCGGCATCCTCATTACGTTTTCGGAGAGGTTGTCCATTCGCTCGGTCAGCCTCGTCTCGATGCTCTTCACGGTCTCCCAGGAGGCGTACTCCTCGGCGACCTTCAATTTGAATTCGGAAAGCTCCTTCTCGACCACATGGACCGCGGCGGCGCCCTCCTTACGGACGCTCTCCACCTTGCTCTCCATGCGGTACCAGACGCCGCTGACGAGGCCGGCAGCAGCGATCATCGGCCCCGCAAGGCTGAGGACGGTTTCAAGGGTGACGTCGGCGAGGCTCATTCGAGGAGGCCATTCTTCTCTGCCCTATCGAGCAGGGCCATGCAGGCCTGGGTGTCTCGGATGCTGCCGTTGGCCCGGATGAGCGCGGCGCGGTAGCGGGCGATCACCGCGCGCGCGTCGGCGCCGGCCTTGATCGCGGGATGCTCGACCGTCTGGGCGATCCGGAGACACGCCTGAAGGTCCACGCGGTCCTGCCGCGGGGCTTCACTTAATGTTTGACAGGCTGCGAGCGTCAGCGGGAGACAGAGTAAAAGCCCCAGCTTTCGCAGCGCGCTTAGCCAGCTGCTTTTCATAGTCTGCTACTTTCTTTGCGAGTTTCTCGTTGTCCTGTTCCGTGCGCGCGACGCGCTCGGCGAGCTGGGCCTCAGCCTCCTCGTCACGGCACTGCGGGTGCCTGGTCTCTTTAGGACCATTGCACTGCCAGTACGGGATCTCGGGAGCCGCTGGCTTCGCCTGCGCCTCGGCGAGCTGCATCTTCAGTTGCTCGATCTGAGGCTCGAGTTTTGCGGTCGTGCTGACGGCGCCGCGGTGATGCGTGTAGGCAAGGATCGCCGCCGCGACGAGCAGGGCTGCAACAACCCTGCCCGCCGTGGTGCCGAAAAATGCCCTCGCCTTTTCGAGGAACTTATCCAAGGTGGACTCCTGCTTGATGGTCTTCGAGGCGGCGCTTGATGACGTCGCCGTACAAGCGCCAGGTGATGAAGCCGACCACGATCACGCCGACCCACCAGTACGGCGCGAGGCCGGTAGCGAGGTCTCGGACGGAGTCGAGGACGCTCTTCGCAGCCTGCACCTGACCGACCATGTCCTGAGCCTGGTCGAGGAGACCGGTCTGGGACGCGCCACCCACGGCGCCGGCACCAACCAGGATCTTCGACACCAGCGAGCCCTTGTCGGCCGCTGCGACCGTCTGCGAGCCAGTGGCCCGGAGATCGTCGACAGTCGCCGTCTGGCGCTCAGCGGCTGGCTCGCGAGCCTGATCCGCGGTGGCGTTTTCGAGGTGCTGCGTGGTCTCGTCGTTCGGGTGACCGGTGATCTTGAGGCCTTCCTTCCGCTGGAACGCGGAGGTCGCGCCCGTAGTCAGATCGCCCCAGTCGCCATCGATCTTCCCAACCGGGTAGCCCAGCTCCTTGAGCTTGGACTGGTAGATCACGGTGATGGTCTTGCTCGGCTTGGCCTCGAAGCCGTTGGCCAGGCGGCGAGCCCAGACGGCGTCTGCGTTGCGGATGCGAACGTCGTAGTTGTTCTGCTTGTAGCCGGGGCCGTTGTAGCCCTTGGCGAACGACGCGAAGTCCTTGGCCTTCAGGAAGCGGTCGAGCTTGCTCGACTTGATCTCCCGCACCAGGGCCTCGATCTGCTCGGCGACGCCCTTCGACAACTCGGCGACCATGGCGGTCGCGTTCTCGTAGTGCAGGCGCTCTGCGTTGAAGCCCATGGTCTGGCCAAGGCCCCAGGACGCCGCTCTGTTGGCGACTTCCTCGTCGATCTGCCTTGCCCGCGCGATTACTGCGAGGCGGCCAGCCGAGGTGCCCTGGTCCTTGTACTGGGTGTTCCGGCTCCACTTCGGGATGGCGAGGCCGGCCTTGATGGCTGCCTTGAGCTTGCTCGGCTCGTGACTGGCCATCTCGGAGTAGAACTTGTGCCGCTCGAAGAGCAGCGAAGGCGTGCGATTGTCCTGCTCGAACGGCTTGCCCGAGGTCTCGCACTCGACAACAGCCAGCAGCGCGGACGCCGGCCAGCCGTTCTCGTTCGCCGCCGCGACGATGGCGTCGATGATCTCTTTGCTGAACATTTGACTCTCGTTGGGGATTTACATGATCGGGTAGATGTCTTTGATGTTTGGCGGCACGAGTCCGTGACTCAGAAGGTCGCCTACAGTTTCGTTCCCGATCGGCTGGAGAAACTCCTTGCTCGCCAACGCCAGGTTATCGCCTGGTCCAGACGCCTTGCATTCGAGCGTCGTCTTGATGCCCGAAGATCTGACGTAGGTGTGGGTGGCTTTGTCGACGAGGAAACCTCCGTCGATGCCATCTCTCATTCCGGTGACGAGAATTGCTTGCTGATCTCGGATCCAGGGATCGCCTTTGGCGAGATCGAACTTCGCGGTCATTTCTGCCCGCTTGAGCGCTTCCATTTTGGATTGCGCGGCTGCCAGCGCTTCTGCGGCGCTGTTGAAGACTCCGCCGAGCTGGACGGGACCACCGAAGGTCTGGCCTCCAGAGTCCTTGCCGCCGGCAGCGTGGTCGACCCAGCGTCGGATCATGTCCTTGTCGTCCCACCATGACGCCTGCACGGAGCCCGCGGTTGGACGGCTGGAGTGCTTGACGCTCCACTGGCCGAAGTGCGCGGGGTTAAGGATCAGCGTTGCCATATCGACGCCGCTTGCGCTCTTTAGCCCGTCGCGCTTGATGAACAGCAGCTGTCCATTCACGACCTTCGCGACGGCGCCGTACATGCGCTCCAGCTCATGGATCATGTGGTAGTTGCTGGTGATCTGGTTCTTGAACGGGATCGTGATGCCGGCGAGATTTCCGCCGATCGCGGACCCGAGACCGCTCTGCCCGGCCATGCTTCCGAGGATGTCGCCGAGCGATTGGTTGGCGAACTCCTTGACTACCGGAGCCTTCTGCAAGTCGTTCAAACCTGCGGACTCGCCGACCAGCTGGATCGCGCGCGGTGGACCGGTGAAGATGACGTCGGAGATGTTGAACGTGCCCATGAAGGCAAGTCCGATCTCCTCGTATCCCAGCCAGATGCCCAGCGTCTCGCCGGGGAAAGGGCGCGAGATCGCCCAGTCGCGATCGTCAAGGGTGATGGTGCAGTGGTCGGAGTCGCCGCCGCCGGCCGTCAGATCGACCTTGATCTGGGTACACCGATCATTGAAGCGGTCGGTGATGTCGACCCCGCCTTTGTAGATGCGGTAGATCGGGGTGTAACCTGTGGGCACGCACACTCTCCAAAAAGAAAAAGGCCGCCCCGAAGGACGGCCTGTCTGACCCAAATATGAGCCAGGGGGAATTATTCCCAGAGGAAGACCTTCTTCAGCACCGGGGGAGCGGTGAGCGTGCGGGGCGCCTCTGGAAGATCGATCTTGAGCCCGAGAGGCAGGACCATGCCGCGCTCCTCGATGCCCGGGTTCTGTTCGATGACCCACTCGACGATCTGATTTGAGGTCGAGCCGTATCGCTCGAAGCAGATGCGATCGAGGCGATCGAACATCTTCGTGACGTAGGTGACCGTCGCCATCAGAGATTGATCCTCGTGGTGATCGGCGCCTCGTCAGCAGCGTTCTTGCCGAGGTCGTCGCCGTAACGGCTCAACTCGAGTGTGAAGTCGATCTTGTGAGCGATACCGACCGCTCCGATCTTACTCTCGACCGAACGCACGCGCTTGATGACGAAGTTGCCGAGGTTCTCCAGGGAGTATCCGACCGGATCGGTCAGCGGGTAGAACCGGCCGAGCATCATAGGCTTGCCGGCGCGGCCTGCCTCGCGCAGCCGCTGAAGGGTGGACAGGCCGCCGAAATGGTACGGATACATCTTGCCTTCGACGACGAACTGCTCTTCGCCGGGACCGACGAACTGCATCGCAGGATCTCGCGACAGTCGGTCGGCGGAGACCCAGGTGAATTGGGCGTCGCGCTGCAATGACTCGAACGTCGGAGTGTCGACGCCGGGCAGCGGAACGTAGAAGAGGATAAGGCCGGTCGTGGGGTCCTCGCCCGGCGCAACCGGGTTCAAAGAGCCGAGGCCCATAAGTACGTTTGCCATGAAGTCCTCTGAAAGGTGAAAGGGAAACCCCGGCCCCGTAGGGCCAGGGTGATTTTCGTTTAGGTGTATTCGGACTCGGTGTCGTGCATGCGCCACTGCATCGACTCGTCGATGCGACGCTGCACGAGGTTCGCTAGAGCTTCCGGATCGTGGCTGTTGCCGTTGATGTTGATGGTCGAGGGGCCGAAGCCGCCGCGCATCATTCCGGGGCCGAGTGTCTGACCGGCCGGCACCTCTGGCACCTTACTCGTGATCGAGCTGGGCGTCGGAACGGAGCCGATCGGAGCGTCGCCGCTACCGGCGATGCCCTGCTCGATGAACCTACGGTAGTTCATCGCACCAGCGCGACCACGACCCCAGCTCGATCCGGGACCAACCCAGTCGGTGAACTCGTTGCCGTCCTTGGGGCTGATCTTGAACCCCTTGATACCGGTCCTCGCCGATCCGTTGGGATCGGTGGCCAAGCCTTGATCGGTGTAGCCACCGATGACATGACCGCCTGCAAGAGCGCGCTGGGTGAAGGCGTCGTACTTCGCGAACTCCGCCGGATTGGCCTGCATCCTGCGGATTGCACCATAGATCTCACCACGACGGATGGGACCGTAGAAGCTGTTCTGCCTACCGTACTTGTCGGTGCTGCGAACGCCATCGGCCGAAAAGCCTAGCATCTGTCGCAGCGTCTTCCCCTGCATGTCTGCACGGTTCATGAGGCTCTCGATCGTTCCGCCCTTGCTGACTCCCTCAGTCTGCTGCATGGCAGCGAGGTGCAGCCTCAAGTTCGGATCGTTCTTGATCTCCTCGGCGAACTTTGCGCGGCGCGCTTGGAGGAACGCATTACCACTGAGACCCTGGCCGACACTCATGTCGGCGGGTCCGCCGGCCGGTGCTCCACCAATGCTTGGCACGCTGCTGCCAACGCTCGGCACGCTGCCGCTCGTCGAGCTGCCGCCACCGCCGCTGAACGACGGGATGCCGTCACGTTTGATGATGCCACCAGATCCGACGCCGAAGTTCGGCAGAGCCTGCCCCGGCGTGCTGTTGAGCAGCGCGTTGGGAGTGCCGGCGCCCGAGAGGACATTGCCAGACAGCCCGCCTCCACCGCCACCTGAGCTGGTGGTGTAGGAAGCGTTCATGATGCCGCCACCGCGGTTGACGGAGCTGAAATCGGTGAGGCCGCCCCGGAAGGCGACCTTCTCGATGTTCTTGCCCAGCTGCTTCACCTCTTCGCCGATGCTCGACTGCTTTTCGAGCTTGGCAGCCTTGTCCTTTTCCTTCTGCTCGCGAGCCTTCTTCAGCTCGTCGATCAGGGCCTTCGTCGCTTCGGTGCTGTTGGACTGGCCTTGGCCGAATGTGTCTTCCAGCAGCTGCAGGATGCCGAGGCCACCGAGCAGCTTTCCAGCGCCAGCGAGTGCTCCAGATCCGGCATCGCCGATCTTTCCGGCGATCGCACCAACCGCGCCCTTTGCGAGCTTGGCGGCGCCGAGCGCCTTGCCGATCTTGACGATGATCTCCGCCAGCGTCCACAGCGTGCCGAGGACCGGCGCGATGAAGCGCAGAGCGATCGTGAAGCCGAGGAACTCAGCGACAAACCGAGCCATCGCCTCCGGATCAGCGGTGTCGACTCCGAACATCTTGCCGAGGAAGGTGAACACCTTTCCAACGGCGGTGAAGACGTTCGTCAGGCCCTCGGTGAACCCCTTGGCCACCTTGAAGAACAGCTCCGCGTTGACCTTGAGCTTTTCCGGATCGCCGAGAGTCTTCTCCAGCAGGTCGGTCCAGCTGTCGAAGCCGAGACCCTTGACGATGCCCTCCATGGCCTTCTCGACGGCCTTGCGGATCTTGCTTTTGTCGAGCTTCGCGATCCAGTTCGTCAGCCACGGAACGATCTCATTGAAGGACTGTTCGAGGCCGGCGCCCATCGTTTCCCAGAGCAGAGTCCAGGAAGCGATCAGCGAGTTCCAGCGGCCCTTCAGCGACTTGAGCTTCTTCTCCGAAGCTTCGTCGAGGTAGTTCTTGTTCTTCGGGTCCTTGATGGCGCCGAGCAGCTCGCGGATCTTCTCGCGAACCTGGACGAACTGCATCAGCTCGCCGCTCCACTCACGCTGGCCGATCTGGTAGGCGACTTTCGAGCGGTCCTGCTCGGACATCTCGCCCATCTTGTCCAAGATGGTCATGAGCGTTTCGGTCGGGTTCGCAACCGCGGCGGCCGAGAGACCGGCCTTGCCGCCCATTCCGAGCTTGGTGGCTGCAGCGCCGAGCGCCGTGCCGCGAGCGCCCTTCTTGAACTTCGCGTTGACGAGTTCGGACACCATGTAGTCCATGAAGGTACCGGTCTTGCTGGACTGCAAGCCCGCCGAGATGCCGCCGGCCGTGAATGCCGACAGATCCTCCATGGTCATGCCCAAGCTCATCACGGAGCTACCGCGACGGTTGGCTGCGACGATTTCGTTCGCGTCCGCGCGCGAGTCTCGAGCGGCGATCGCGATGGCCGTCATGATCGAGGTCAGTTTGGCCGGGTCGAGGTTCTTCATGTCACCCAGAAGGGTGGCAGCGCCGCCGGCCAGCTTGGTGGTCTGGACCGAATCCATTTCGAGGCCGACCGAGGCCTTCATGATGGACTCGGTGACTTCCTTGGCGATCCTGTCAGGGATACCAGCCTTCGCCACTTCGGTGAAGGCGTCCATCATCTTGTCGGGCGAGAGACCAAACTTGATGGCCGAGGCATCACCCCAAGTCGACCGCATCTTCTCGACCTGATCTTTCGTCAGGCCGCCGAAGATTTGCATGTTCGTCTCGGCCGTATCCATCCGCATACGGGTGGAGAGAGCGCTCTTGGCCGCGTAGCCGGTGCCGGCCGCAGCAGCTGCGCTGTACATCGCGGCACGGTTGCCGAAACCGACCATGCCGTCGTAGCCGCCCTTCAGGCTCTGGATCAGCTCGCGCCGGGTGCGCTGACGCTCTCGCAGGATCGATTTGTCGGTCCGGATGGCGTTCCTCTCGCGCTCCCGTTCAGCAGCATCGTCAGCCCGGGCGATCCGGTCACGGATGCGGGTCTCGATCTGCTCACGCCGCTCGGCAGCCGAGTTATGGACAGCCGCCATGGCGTCGGCATACTTGATCTGCCGGCGCAGCCTGACGTTCAGGTCGTTGATATCTTTCTTGGAGGTGGCCCGGGACAGCTTGTCGACGTTGGCCTGGATGTCGTTGGTCAGCTGCGTGTAGGCCGTATGGGTCAGCTTGCCAGCTGCCTTGGCGGCCCGCGCCGTGTCCATCATCGAGCGGGACAGGGTGTCGACCGCTGCGTTCGCGCCCATGACTTGGCGGCGCGTTCTCTCGTCAATGAAATTCGTGGTGAGCTTGACGTTGGCGAGCTTCTTCGCCTGCTCGTTCATGCGCTCCAGATCGCGCATGTAGCGCTTGATCGGCTGCATATCCCGCTCTTCAGCCGATAGCCTCAGCTTAAGATCGAGAATTTCCTGTTCAGTCGACATCAACCGCTCCGGGGGTGAGTAGAATCAAAAAGAAAAGACCCAGGGCGTTAGCCCTGAGCCGCTCTGGCGCGAGCCTCAGCGTCGCGCTTGTTCAGTTCCTGGACGCCGTCAGCGACCAGCATGAAGTCGAACCAATCAAGTCCCTCGACATCTCCGAGCGTCCAACCGAAACGCTCGAAGATGGGAAACGAGTCGCTTAGGATTCGGTCGATTCGTTCAGCATGGGTTTCAAAAAACCTTCGAACCATGCCTTCATCGGGGCGAAGTCTTCGATGTCGATTTCAGAGATGATCTTCTCGTCGACCTCGCACAGGTCAGCGAGAACCTTCTCCATGGCGGCGACGCCGTCCTTGTCCACGTTCTTGATGAAGTTTCGGAGGTCGCGCACGCGGGGCCGGCGAGCCTTGAACTCGATGTACTGCGCGCCGCGGTACTCGAACGGGAACTGGAGATTGAAAACCTGGAGGGTGGGGGTAGACATGGTATTGCACACCTTGTGTTGTCAGAAAAAGAAAAGGCCCCGCCGGATGGCGAGGCCCTGGATAGTTTCAGCGCGATCGATTAGAGCGAGCTGGAGATGCCGCCGATGCCGAGCAGAGTACGGGCACGTGCGGTCTTGTCTTCACCACCGATGATGGTGACCTTGTTGAAGACGTCGATCTCGGTGACCTTCCGGCCGTCGACCACCTGGCGGTAGTAGTTCGCCACGAGATGGACGCTCAGCGTCACCTTCTTGCCGGGCTCGACCTTGCTGGGCTTGATCGACTTGATCAGGCTGCGCGTGTAGATCTGCACGCCCTTCTCGGCGCCGCCCGGAGTGAGCATGTAGCCGTAGAACTTGACGGGCACGTCGATCGAACCGGGGCCGTAGCCAAGGTTGTTCCAGACGTCCACGTCCCAGGTGTGCAGCTCGAAGTCGAACTCGATCTTCTCGACACCCATCGGGATTTCGATGGTGCCGTCCATGCCGCCGCCACGGAACTCTTCCGTGTTGATGTTGATTTCCGGGGGCTGGAAGTTGGGGGCTTCACCGATTTTGCCGTTGTCACCGATCCAGACGGTGAAGTCCTGGAGGATGTTGGAGTCACGCAGAGTCGTGGTGGGCATTTAATTCTCCGGCCAAAAACAAAGCCGACCCAGACCGGAGTCCGGATCGGCTTGCTTGGGCTTGTGGGTTGGTGCTTGGGCGATTTCGTCGAGAGCGCTTACGCCAGCTGTCGGCTGAACTCTTCGATGAAGTCGTTGTAGTACTTCGGGTTGCGACGCGCGCGGAACTGGAGGTGCTCCAAGCAAGCCGGAGGCTCGAGATCGAAGTCAACCGTCAGCTCACCCGCGGAGAAGGTCGCCGGGGTGTTGACGTTCTTGTCGATCCAGCACTCGCCGCCGATCAGGGCGCCGCGAGACTTGAGGAGGCGGAGGTAGGCGTTCACGTCCTCGGTGATGCCGTCGAGCAGCGCGTAGCTGAACGGCTTGTCGAGGCGCGGACGCTCAGCACGTTCCAGGCTCTCGTAAATCATGTCCGCGGTGCGGCGCACCGAGAGCTGGGCCCAGAGGGCGTCGGTGCCGGTGTTGCGCAGACCCCAGAACCGGAAGCCATCATCGTGGATGATGGTCGTGATCTGGTTCATGTTGAGGATGTTCGCCTCGCAGTCGCGGTCGTTCGGCATGAAGTCGACCGGACGGGCGGGGCCACCGATGTTCTGGATCAGCTCGTTCGAGAACGAGTACCAGAAGCCCTTCTCCTCGTCGACGCGCGCCTGGATGCCGGCCGCGTAAGCCGAGGCAGGCTTCGTCACGTAGACGGAGTTCTCGGTGTTCCAGCTCAGAACGCCGGGGTCGACGATCGAGATGCGCTGGCTGCCGTAGTCGTTGCGATACTCGATCGCGTCTTCGTAGGTCGTGCCGGGGCCGTCGAGGAACGCCACCGCGCGGAGGCGGTCAACGATCGACGCGAGCGAGACGCCGACCGGGTTGGCGACGTGGCCGAGGGTTGCCGTTGCGGTTGCGCCCGTGCCGGCGCCGCCGATCGTCACAGCCGGGGGAGCGACGTAGCCGAAGCCGGGGTCGGTGATGATCAGACCGGTCAGCTTGCCGCCGACCACCTGGGGTACCGCCTTCGCCTGCCGACCGCCGGCCGGAGGAGCGGCGATCGACACGGTCGTGCTGGCGAGCACGTAGTCCTGGCCGTCGTCGGTGATGACGAGGTTCTTGACGCCGTTGGTCGGACGACCCGAGGTCAGGCCGGGCGCGACCAGGAGCTTCGGGATGACCTTCAGCATCGGACGCGACTTGAGCAGCGACCAGACGCCGGTCTTGCCGCTGGGCGAGCCGACCGCGTTGGACCAGGTCTCTTCCTGGCTCTCGCCTTCGGAGACGCGGACAACCACGACCACAGCCGACTTCTGGCTGTAGACGGCGTCTACGGCGTCGAGCAGCGTGCCAGACGACTTGAGCTGGCCCGCCTTGAGCGCGTCGGCGAACACCGGCACCGGGGTGTTGAGCGGGAAGAGATCCGGGTCGGCGTCCGGGGCGGTGCCGACCAAGCCGATCACGTTCGACTTGACGGTCTCAACCGGACCGGAGGGGCTGTCGAGTTCGATCGTCTCGATGCCGTGCAGGTATTGCAGAGTCATGGGTTCTCCCAAACAAAAAGGCCGCCCGGAAGGGGGCGGCGTGGAGGTGTGTTGTTGGCGATGAGTTACGGTCGAAGGATCAGCGGATAGTGAATCCACTTCTCCTGGCCGGGGATGTTGGTGATCCCCTGGTCGACCGTGATGGTGCCTGTCACCAGGCGGTAGATGCCATCGCCAGCAACGAGGACGATGTCATATTGGTAGCCCGCAGGGCTGATCTGGGCGGCGTCCGCCTGCTTCAGCCTGAGACCGAACTTGCCGGCGCCCTGATCGACGACCACGAGGCGGCCATTGTCGGTAGAGCACGTCACGCCAAGATCGCCGGTCGATGTCCGCTGCAGCTGCATGTACAGCTTCCAGTCGGGCTGAATCGGGACGATCACGCCGCTGTTCTTGATTTGCCACTCACGAACCCAGTCTTCGTTCGTGGCGACAATGAAGTTGTCCGCGAGCACGTCGGGCGGCTTCGCGGAGATGATGGTTTCCATTTCAGAGCCCTGTCAGGAGTGGCCCCTCGTAGCTCTCGACCGCCTTCGACACGATGTCGAACGTCTTCCTCATCCTGATGTCGAGGGTCAGCATGATGGCGTAGCGGTCTTCGGTCTCGGAGCGGTTGAAGACGTTGTGGTAGTGAGCACCGTTGAACGCCCAGGCCTCGCCCTGCGGGTAGTTCTTCCGGTGGATCTCCAGCTTCCCGGCCGAGTAGTCCGCCAGCTCGTAGACCCGAGTGTCGATGACCTCGTAGCTGAAGTCCGGGTTGGTGCGGATGGGGACGTGGACGATCAGCTCGTACCAGTTCGGCCGCCGGCCGTGGGCGCCGACGATCATCGAAAGCTCTGATCCATGGCGGTGCCAGGTCAGACTGCCGCCTGCCTTCACGCACATGAGCCGCGCGCGCTGCCCCTCCCCGCCAAGCTCGGTCACGAGCTGCTTGATGTAGGGGCTGCTCTCGGCGACCAGGGTCCAGACGTAGCCTGTACGGCCTTCGTATGGAACCTCGGTCAAATCGTCATGGAGAGATCCGCTCGGAGCGACCAGCGAAAGACCTCGCCAGAACTCGGCGATGTGGTCAGCGTTTCTGCTCTTGGAACGGAAGGGCACGAAAAGTGCCGGATCGATGGCGTCTAACTCGTTTTGTAGACGTGTCGCATCGTAGGCCTTTTCTAAGAACAGGTGGGGTATTTTGTCAAGAATCCCCACCAGTTCAGCGAACTTCGACATCGCGATCCTTCTTCAGTTTCGGACGCACGATGTCGCCGCTGAAACCAACCAGCCATCGTCCCGTGAGGATGAAGAGCGCGGCCCTGAAGAAGGCCAGGTTGTAGAAGAACTCAGCGTTGCAGCTGTGCGTCCAGTTGTCCCCTCCCTGGTACATGCAGGCGCCTTGGCAAAGCTGCAGCACGGGGCAGCTCTGGCACTCTGGGCGCTTGCTCCAGTGCTTGGAGGTGTTGAGCGCGATGTTCTCGAAGTCGCTGACGTGCCCGATCTTGTGGTTGCCGTTGGCGCCCACGTTCTGGCAGGTCATGACGTTGCCCTTCAGGTCGACCGCCAGATACTCCGGCATGTCCATGCCGCACTTCTGGAACAGCGTCTTCGAGGACTGCTCATTGACGAACGAGTTCACCGACCTGCGCAGCTTGTCCATGATCGCCGGGGATCGGAGAGCCGATCCATCGGCCAGCTGTCGGGACAGCGTGTCGCTGAACTGCGCCAACTGCTCGATCGAGAAGATCGATGCCGGGTCGCTGGCGTAGCTGTGAACGACTCCCTCGAAGCCGACGTTGCAGCCCGGGAAGTAATCGTGGAACCAGTCGATGATGGCGTTGACGTCGTGGCTCTTAGGGGTGAGCACAGCGTTGAACGAGAAGCGCGGATGAAACGTCTTCTGCGCGTACTGGATCATGGCAAATTTGTGAGGGTCTTCGAACGGGTCGTCTCCCCTTACCGCCTGCCCCGGGCCATCGTGGCTGATGGTCAGAGAGAAATTCCAGGCCTTGAGCTGATCGACGATCTCTCGAGTGAGCAGCTCGCCGTTCGTGATGATCGAGAACTGAGCGTTCGGGAACTTCGTGATCAACGCCGGGGCGAGGATCTCGATCTTCTTCCAGTAGAGCAGCGGCTCGCCACCCCAAAGCTCGACCTTCTCCATCCCCTCCGGGTTGACGATCCAGCCGTCGATGTTCGCCAGAAATTCCGACGCATCCCGCGTGCTTGTCGCCGCGGCCTTCTGAACCTGTATCGCCTGGAGGCAGTATGAGCAGGACTTGTTGCAGCCGAGGCCGAGCTGGATCTTCAGCTTCCGGACCTCGCGGACCTTACGCCCTGGCTGATCGTAGTCCACCGCGATGAACGGCCGGCGCTGCGATGGCTCCGGGTCATACATCGGGTTGTTGGTGTAGTCGACGGCCTTGAAGCCGTCCTTGTCGAGCAGACGTGAGGTGTGCTGATCGTAGAACAGAGGCACGACCTCTCCGTTCTCACTCAGCATTTCCAGTCGGATCATTTGCACTTTCGAGATACGCCAGCAGCGGCAATGTGTCGGAGAACCGATAGATCGCTGTGTCGTCGTCAAACGGCGACCAGCTGACCCTGCGATACTCGGGCGGCGGTTGCTCGCCGGCCCGGATGAACTTGACCCTTTCGCGCTGGTATTGAGTCAGCATGCAGTTGGGGTGATCCGAGATGTGCCGATCCTCTTTGCCGGCATACATGCGGCACCAGAAATTCTCGACGCCCTCCGACCAGAAGTACCCCATGCCCCAGTTCACCAGATCGACCGCGGCTTCCGACCAGACAGCGCCAACGCGGCGCGGCAGGTCGGCGTCCGGATCTTCGATTACGGAGCGGATGGTGATGTTGATCGGATCAGCCCATCGGGTGAAGTTGACCCAGGCGACGAGCTTGCCGGAGTCGTCAAAATAGCCCCAGAAGTTCGACATAGCCTGCTCGAAGCAAAGGTCCACATGGTCCTTCGCGAGCTGGCGGAAGTTCGGTTTCACCGGGGCGCTCGGATCGTTGCACCATGCGCCCATGCCGCTGCTGTGCTTGTCGATGATGTCGCACATATCGCCAAAGTCGGCAGGCGTCAGGAAGCGGATCGTGGGCATGGGGCTCCTTTCAGCGCCAGAGCTTGGCGCCCATCACCGGATCGGTGATCTTGGCCGTGTGCGGCTTGGTGATCTCAAGCATCGTGGGGCCGACGAACGTTCGGTGAGCCAGCTCGATCTTGCCCTCTGCGATGTAGAGGTAGCTGTTGGGCAGAACCTCGAACGTGTCGCCGGCCTTCCCGCCGACGAATGAGCGCTGCCAGAACACCGGCTCTTTGCTCTTCGGGGTGATGCAGTGATATTCGCTATCCGCCGCTGTGGCGCGGAGCTTGTAGTTGTCGATGCCCCTCACGAACTGAGTGGCGCCGCTACCAGCCGGGCGAGGGTCCGGCGCGTGATCGCCGCCGAGAGCCTCGAAGCCTCCCTTGGTGTACACCGGAATGGTGTGGAGCGGCCGAGCATCATCCTTGCCTTCGAGCAGGTGAGCGATGGCCGGAGCGTCTGACGCGGTCAGGCCGCGGGTTAGTTCAGACGGAGGACAGACCCTCTCTTCGCCGGCATGCGCCGTGAAGATCGTGATCGTGAAGTTCTCGAAACGGATGCGCCTGAACTGCATCGCTACACCTTTTGGGTTTCCATGGGCAAACCGACCGGATCCTCCATGGGACGATCGATGCGGTGCGTGAATTGTCCTTCCATTGCCGCAGGGGCCGGAGCAGCCGCCTGCGCCAACATTTCAAGATACCTGGCGTGGAAGGATTGCCAGGGGAACTGCATGATGACGGCGCCACGCTGCTCCTCTTCCGAATGGTTCAGCGGGATGAAGACCTGCTTGACCAAGCTACCGAGCGTCTCGTGCCGATACTCGACTCGAGCCCAGCCGTCCTTGCTCCAGTGATTGATCCGGTAGCTGAAGGTGGTGCTCGGTGGCTTGGTCATTGATCCTCACTTGCCGCACGCGCAGGCGCAGGCGCAGGCGCAGTTCCATTCGTCGTGGTTGGATTTCCCGTAGAAGAGAGACATCGGGAAGTTGGAGCCTGGGAAGGTGCCGGACCTAACGCCCCAGTTCACTTCGTAGTAGTAGTAGGGCCGGCCGACGTAGCTGCTCATCGCGATGCCGTAGCCGAAGACGGAGTTGACGGTCGAGAAGCCGACAGCGCCAGATGACGGAACGGCCATCTTACACCCCCAGCTTCTCGATGATCGCTTCGAGCCGTGCGACTCGGTCTTCGAGCGCGTCGTTCTTGCGCTTCAGCGCCTTGATGCCTTCCACCAGCAGACCAGAAACCTGCTCGTACTGGATGTTCAGCAGGTTCAAGCCCGTACGGCTCTTCATCAGCTTGTTCGTGTCGAACGGAGCCAGGCCGACCGCTTCGGGCAGAACCTTCTCCAGCTGCTGCGCCAACAGACCGGCCTTGCGACGGTCTTGAACCGGTGCACCAACCTCGCGGGCCAGATCGCTCTGAACCCAGGTGACGCCATCGAGCTGGTCGATCTTCTCCAGAGCATCTTCAATGATCTGGATGTCGTCCTTCAGACGTTGATCCGACAGGCCGTAGATGATGTCGCCGGCCGCGCGCACCTGACCACCAACAGGCGTCGTCGAGGCGCCGTAACCTGCACTGTACAACAAGCCACCAGGGCTCAGGTACATACGGACTCCGCCAGCACCATCCGACCAACCACCCCATCGGTAGTAGTTGTCACCGTCGAGCCCAAACTGGCTCGCGTATGCGCCGCGATGGAACGTCATGAACGCCGAGCCCTGGTCCGGCGCGTAGATGGTCAAGCCGCCATAGGTCTGGACGTTGATGCAGTATGTCGCTCCAGAGTTCCACTGGAAGATGTGCTTGTTGGTCCAGGTCGGCGCGATCGAAACGTCGATCGCAGGTGCAGCATCAGACCGCATGTAGGTAACGGCCGACCCGTTCGCCGCCGTTAGGCCCGACTTGCTGGTCGGGTTGGCGAAAGTGACGCCCAGATTGATGCGAGCCTGTGCCTTGTCGGTCAGGTCGTTCAGGTTCTGCGTTGCCGTCAGCTTGCCGGAGACCGTGGTGGACAGCGCGGCAAAGCCGCTCTCGTCCGCCTGCATCTGCGCCGCGATTTCCGCGAGCGTGTCGAGGGTGGCCGGCGCGGTGCCGACCAGCGCTTGGATCTTGCCGTCCACATACGACTTGAGGGCGTAGTTGGTCGGATCCCAGGTGCCGGCTCGGTCAGCAGAGGCAGACGCTGCTACAGCCGACTGCGCCGCGGCATTCCGATCCACACCCGTCTGGATGCGGTCGAGACCGGTCTGTACGCGGTCGGCAGCTGTTGCTGCCTTTGCAACGTTGGCTGCGTTGCGGGCCGCATCGATCTGCGTGAAGTAGGCCATCGCCGCGATGGTTGACGCCGCACAGGCGCCGATCTGCCAGTCCGTGAAAGGACCAGGGCTGCCGGTGATCGATTTGACCTTCACCATCAAGGTGCCGGTCGCCTGCTCATACGAGATCAACTGCGCAATCGCATAGTCATCGATCGTCGAGGAGCGGGTCAGCGCCAGGAATGGCGTCGGGGTGAACAGGGACTTTTCCGTCTCGTCGTCAATGACAAACGTCGCGGTCATGTCCTGGGTAAGAGTGACTTCGCTGGACGAGCCAGCAAACAGGAAGCCGAGCGTGGACAGCAGCTGGATGCGCTGATACGCCGGCAGGATGGCGTCGTTCAGTCGAGAGAGTCCGACCAGACGCAGATCGTTGACCGCCTGCTCCCAGCTCGGAGAAAAAGGCTCCAGCGAACGCAGGCGCTGATCCAGCACCTGCATCGCCAAGTTCAATCGGTCTGCCGTGAAGTCTTCGTCGTCGCTGAATACAAGCTCAGGAAAGTTGCTTGACATCGGCAACTACCCCCGCTTCGACCATCGCATCGTAGATCGCCTTGTCGACGATGTGGTGATGCGAAGGCAGGTAGGGAAAGTCCATGTGAGTGAAGCGACCGTTCAGGGTTACCTCATACATGATCGGAGCCGGTTCGGGAGCCTGCGGCTCCACCGCGACCACCTCTTCGGTGGCCGCGTTCTTTGCTTTTGCCATTGACGGTTCTTTCTGCGCTTACAGCGCGTAGTCCTTCTGCCAACCGACGTGGAACACACGCTGGTTGGTCGAGGTGTCGGTTCGCGTCAGGACTCGGTACTGCGTGACCGCAGCGCCGAGATTGAACACGTAGGTTCGCTCGTATGCGCCGTCGTTGGGGTCGATGAAGGTCGACACGCTGGACGGAGAGACCTGCGTTCCGAAGCCAGGCGCACCGGTGAGCAGCTTGCAGCTCGCGGTGTGGTAGATCGGATCGAAGCCCTCATACCGCTCGATGACCCGGATCTGCGTCGACGGAGCCGGCAGCGTGCGCGTCGTGGTGACGTGCTGTGCGTAGACGTCCGGCCGAGACACATGGACCGAGCTATCGATGAGGTTGAGCCCCGGCATACAGTCGACCGAGCCCATGTAGACGGCCCGCAGAGGCAGCAGCGGCGGGATCGTGCCGCCCTGTCCAAGCATGTACTTGTCGACGTCGATCAGGTTGAACCATTGTGAGCCAACCTGGATCTCGTACGTCAGCGACGTGCCATCCGGGATGATCGTGCCGGCGATCAGATCGATCGCCAGGATGCCACCGGGCAGCTGCAACGGGTTCAACGTGATGACCGCACGGGCCGTGTTGAATTTGCAGCGGTACAGACGCATCCAGAGGTCCTTGAACGCATCGCCCTGCGCATAGGCGCCGTCGAGAACGTAGAAGAACGTGCCCTGCGTGAACTGCTGGCCAGGAACGACAGCGACCCAGTGGTCGGCAGCAGTGGTGATGACCAGCGCGTACCGCTTACCAGCCGAGAGATAGGTCGGTTGCAGCGGAACCACCGTCTCCGCATTGAGCTTCATGTTCTCGCGGAGCAGCGTGGTCTGGGCGATACACTGCTTCAGGTTCGGCAAGCCATAGTCAGACACCTCGACGATTGCGATGTGCGCTGAGCCGGACGCCGCCAGACGGGTGAAGCAGACGCCGACAGCGTCGAGCCACATGTTCTGGCCTTGGAGCCAAGTCTCAGCGATCTGGGTGCCGGTCACCGTGGTGGTGGTCGTGATCTTGTCCCAGTACGCTTCGTCGTAAGTGTCGATCCAGATCTGGCGCACGCGCATCCAGCTGTGACCCCAAGCGTCGCCAGGGTTCAGGACCTCGTAGATCTCACCGGCACGGAAGAAGCGGCTGACGCCGTCGAACTGTCCGGTCTGCCACCAAAGGCTGTTCGTACAGACGATGAACTCGTTGCCGTAACGGATGCGCTGACGCGCGATCGTCTTCTGCACCATGTCGAAGGACGACACGGAATATGCGGCAACCTGCACCTCGCCGCTGATGCTGCCAGACTGCAGCCAGGCTTCCCGGGTGTAGGACGGGAGCATGAGGCCATTCTTGATCGTGGCGTTCGGATCCAGCGGATTGAAGATGCTGAGCGCGGACACCCCTTCGGCCGCCGCTGGCATACGGATACCCTCTTCGACCTTCGCGTGCGACAGCGGGTCGTCGAGCTTCGACTTCGAATGGTCGAGGAAGAAGTTCGCGCTTGAATCGATCGCCGTGTAGAGGACGCCGTTCTTGGACTCGAGCACCGCCAATCGGGTCAGGGTGCGACCCATGGTGGCCTGGTCGACCTCGCCGCGGTTCGCCGCCTGCTTGAGCGCGGCGATGTCCGTTGACAGGGTCTTGATCTGGAGGCCGGCCGTCTCCTCGAACGTTTCGAGGTCGATGATGCGCTCTTCATGGCGCTGAACGCTCGGAAGCTTGTTGTCCTCGATCATCTTGATCGTGTCGACACCGGTCGGCGTCAGGACGACCTGCGCGATGACCGTGTAGCCGACGTCGACCAGCGGAGCGACCGGATCGGGCGCTTCGTTGCCGATGACCACGTTCAGGTTCGCCACGCGGGCGTGAACCAGTGGCACAGCCTGCGGCTCGGCCTGACGGGTCTCAGCGTTGATCAGGAACTGACGCGGACGCACGTCCGTGTCCGACTCCGAACCCCAGGACACGATGCAGGCGATCTTCTTGCCGGCAACGGGGAGCTGGGTGATGAAGTCCTTGGACCACGCGGTCGAGCCCGAACTGTAGACCTTGCCGGCCGAATAGAGGCGACCCGGAGCAACCGAAATCTGGGTGACCGCGGACTTGGTCACACCGAAGCCGGTGTACTTCGTCAGGTCGCTGATGCCGTCGAGGACGACGTGGTCGAGCGAGGCCTCGGCGAAGTCCTGCAGACGGGTGAAGTCCGTAGGATCATCATCGATGTTCGCATGAAAGATGATCTTGTTTTCCATATTTTCTCCTGGGAGCCGCCTCAGGCGACCTTTCTGATTTCGCCGAGCTTGAACGTCCCCAGCTTTCGCCGGTCCTTCAGTCGGACGACGCGGTGAGTGACCGTGTCGACCAGGACGGCGTCGCGGAGTGGCTTGGCGGTGACGATCGCCCCGCAGGCGTCGTCGAGCTTCTTCATGTCGGTGGGGACGCGGAAACCGTTACGGAAGCGGCCACCGAAGCCCTGGGCGTTCGAGCGGACCAGAGGAACGCTAACAGTCGCCTGAGCCGTGTAGGCCGGGATGCCGTATCGCATGTGACCGCGATAAGACTTGGCTGACAGACCTGACGGCAGGTCGGCCTTGTTGTGCAGCGCCACTCGATCGTAGATCCAGTGCGCTGCGTCCGTCTCACGACGGAAATTTCCATTGCCGCGGAACGAGGCGTTGTAAGCGCGGAACGTCGTCGCCGACTGGACGATATGCCTCTCGGCTATCTGGACCGGCTTGACATCCTGCGGCGTCAGACCGGGCGTCAGCGACACGAGGTCGGAGGCGGCCTGGCTGATGCGAACGGTGACGATGTTGTCGGTCGCGTCGGTCAGTTCGTAGAACTTGTGACCACGGAAGCCATCGGTGTGATAGTCCCGCCTTGCAAAATCGCCGAAGTAGACCCGCTCCACGGCTTGGCCGCCGAACTCGGTCATCGCTTCCAGCTTGACGAAGGCCTCGACACCGTTCTTGTAGATCGACGCCTTCCGGCCGTAGATGTTCGGGCCGATGCTCTTCTCGCGGAAGTTATCGTTCCGGAAGGTGTAAGTCGGCATCCGGAAGTCACGCGGCCCGGCCGGATCGCGGATCACGAAGGGGTAAATCCTGATCTGCGGCAGATGCACCAGCCACGACATGAACTCGTCGTTCGTCATGGCCGGAATCCGATAGCCACGCGCAGGCGGGACGATCAGGTCATCGAGATTGCAGTCAACCAGGTCGAGGTACGTGGCCATACCAGCCTTCGTACCCTTGAGCCGGTGATGGGCGATCGCATCGGCGACAGCCTTGCGCTTCTTCGCCTCCGGCCAGGTCGTGTCCCAGATGTCCGCCGAGAACGACCACGCCAAGTACGGCAGGTCGTCGACGTGACAGCGGTAAGGATCCCAGAGCCGGCGGAGCCGATCGGTATCGAGTGCCAGGAGCCGATCAACCTGGGAGGCCAGGACGCGCTCGTAAATCGTCGCGTTCGGCGCCAGGACTTGTTCCATAAGGCGCTCGGCCATGGATTACTCCTCGCGGATACTGGATACGTTCACGCTGGCCGAGTTGATCCAGACCACACCACCCGTCCCGACGTTGACGTCCTGGAAGTCGATGTCGACGTTCTGGACGCCTTCCTGCGTGAGGGCGGCGATGACGGCGGACCGTTTCAGGTCCATGCCGATCTTACTGACGCGGTTGCGCAGCGAGGTGAGCGACTTGTTGACGTCGGCGATCACCAGCGAAGCGTCGGGGCCAGGGTAGAGCGTGAGGTTGGCGGAAAGGTCCACCGGGATCTTGGTGACCGGTAGGACCCTGATGTCGTCCGTGAGCGGCTTGATGCCATCCGACATCAGTCGGTCGTAGACGGCATCGACAAGCGTCGAACTCGGCACCGGGTTGGTGCCATCGGCCATGATCGTGACGGTCACCCTGCCCGTTCCGCGCTCGGCGACGGCAGAGACGTCCTTGACCTGGGTCGAAACGCTCAGGGCGTGGAAGATGTACGACCCGGGGCTACCCGCGGTCGAGAAGCTCTCCATTGAGAGCTGAATTCGTCGGCGGAGGCGAGGATCCAGCTCGCCGTCCATTCGCTGCACATTGAAGCGGGCGCCGATTACTTCGAGGTCAGACCCCGTAGCGAACGGCAGCATGCAGGCTCGAGCCGCGGCATTGATGCGCTCGCGGACGATCATCTCGCCGTAGGACTCGGCTTCGAGAATGACGTTGGTCGGCGACTGCTCCAGCGCGATCGCGGCGGCCAGCTCCGGCCGCAGCTCCAGGACCTTGGCCTGGTAGCGCTTTAGGAGCACCTCGTAATCGATCTCCTCGATCACCTGCGGTGGCGGCAGCCGCGCGAAGTCGATGTACAGCGCGGGTGACTCGAAACTCGGCATTGACCCTCGCTTAAATGGTGGTTTTGAGCCGGCGCAGCGCCTCGTCCACCAGATCGATGCCTTCGACCGTGATGGTGATCTCGCCGTCAGGACCCATGTCCTCGATGACGACGCGCGTCACCTTGAACTCCGGCTCGTATGTGTTGATGGCCGAGATGGCAGCCATCATGCTGCTCATCAGGACTTCCTCGTTGCCGGGCTTGTCCTGCATCTCGTTGAACTTGGAGCCCCACCACAGGCGCATCAGACGAGTGCGCAGCCTGGTGGTGAGGATCACGAAGATGCTCTGCTTGATCCGCTCCCAGCCTTGGATCAACTCCCCGGTGTAGCGGTCGATATCAATCAGATGCTCAGTTGACGTCGCCATTATCGCCGTCCTTCACTTCAGCCTTGCGCTTCTTGTGGGGACGCGGATTGGGATGCTCGACGACAGCGGCGCCGAGCGCCGGGGTCTCGGCCTTGGGCTCTTCCACCGCCGGCGCAGGAGTTGCGGGCGCGGTCCAAACGACTTCGGTCACCTTGCCCTTGAGGTACTTCGCCTCGACTTTCGTCATCGAGACCGTGCCGCCGACTGGGACAAGGTTGCCCTTGTGCCAGAAGGCGACGTCAGCGGTGTATTTCGGCATTGTTCTCTCTCTTATCCAATCTTGGCCCAGACCACCTGCGAGGGACCGGCCTCGGTCATCACTCGTTTGTCGGCCATTTCCTTGGGACCAGAGACGCCGAGGTTGACCCGGCCTTGGTTGATGTAGACCCAGCGACCATCCACGCCGCAGGAGCACTCAGTGGCGCCCTTCACTTCGACGTAGTCTTCCTGGATCGTGACGCGCGAAGCGTCGTCGCCTTGCGAAACGACGATCTCGTGGTCGGTGATGAAGATCTTCGAGGCGTCTTCGCCGCCCTGAGTGATCGTAATGTCCTCGTCGGTCATCACCATCTTGGCGTTCTCGTCCTCGCCGAACTGGACCGTGAGATCTTCCTCGGTCCACTTCACCATGGCCTTTTTGTCCTTGAACTGGATCTTGACCTGGTTCTCATCCATCAGGATGTCGGCTTTCTCGTCCTGATCGCCGTAGCGGATGTGGACCTTCTCGCCGTCCTGCCGGTAGTAGGACTTCTTCTTGCCGACCGTTTTTAGGATGTATTCCTTCGTCGACTTCACCTGCGTGGTGTCGTCGTCTCCATCCTCCTCGACCTCCGGGATCTTGCGGGACTTCTGTTTGCGCTGGCCGCCTTTCGAGTTCATGGCGTCCAGTTCGCCGCCACCACCTCCGCCGGCTTCCGGCGAGGTCTGGTCTTGGCTGTCGTCCTGCTGCTGATCATCCTTCTTGCGGATAATCAGGTGGTGCGTGTCTTTGGTCTCACGCAGCCAGTGATTCCACTTCTTGTCGCCACCCTCTTCGCCGCCGGACTCTCCGCCGGCCTCAGCGCCACCGCCCTCTCCGTCCTGGCCTCCGTTCTGCTGATCTTCGTCTTCGATCAGCTTGACGACCTCGTCCTCCTTGCCGTGAGGCGAAGGAGTGTCCGGCCCGTAGTGGTGGGGCTCGACGGTGGCCAGCTCGGGCATGCCGGCGACCGACCTCATCAGGACTTGCATGCCCTTCTTCGGTGGGACCGACATCTTGATGGTACCGTGGGAGAAGCTCTTCCACGGCATCCAGTCGCTCTTGAAGGTGCGACCGCTGCCGCCCTGCCCGCCAGATCCGCTCGGCGTTTGATCCTCGCCGTCGTTCATCTTCACGAACCAGCGCTGGTTCTCGAACTTGACGTCGACAATCCTGCCGAGGCGCTCCTTGTTCTGGAATTTGCGCTCCATGTCCTGGAGTCGTCGCTCAATGGCGTGCAGTGCGCGCATTATTCTTCTTCCGGTGTTACGTCCTCGCTCTCGAACAGGTGACGATCCCCTTGGTGGATGTCGCTGCTGGTGACGACCGTGGTGAGCGGCATCTTCTCGACCGGGAGGCCGAGATGGAACGCCATGTCGCGCTGCCGCGCGCGGTTCACGCCGATCGTGAGGTTGCTCAGCCACTCGACCACGCCGACCGAGACGCCTTCGCGCCGCAGGACCGGCTGGCTGAGCCGCTGGAACTTGACGTTCGTGGCCGGCGCAGCGTCGGGGTTGCCGAACTGATTGAGGTTGGCCCAGACAGCGATCTGCTCGACGAAGTCCCAGGCGCGGGCGTCTCCGTCGCGATCGACCGCTCGGTTCTCGTCGACGATGACAACGACCACCCGGAGGTGCGCGTTCAGCTCGCCGGTCGAGAGATGGTTGGTTGGCACGTTCATCACGGCCACGCGCGCGCAGGGTGTCTTGAGCACCCAGTCCGCGATGTCGTGTTCGTCGAACAGGCCGTCGTACCATTCAACGTCCAGATCAGGGATCAGCTCCTTGATCGCGTCGATAATGTTGTCGCGGAAAGCGACGATCTTGCTCATTCGCCGCCTCCCTTCTTGATGTGGTCACGCAGCATCTTGCCGATGCGCCGGACGTTCTCGTCCGAAAAGCCCATGAACGAGCGGGCTGGAACTTGTGGGGATGGGCGCTTTGACTTGAAGGCGCCTCTCATTTTCTTGACGCCGCGCTGCATGTAGGACGAATGCGGGGCGTCCGAGGTGATCATGAAGCCGTCGCTGCTGATGTCGGCGATCCGGATGCCGCCGAGCAGCCCGCCGGACTGAAACAGTGGCCGGTCGTGGCCCTTGAGCTGGGCGGTGATGTCTGACAGGGCAGCCCATCGTTCGCCATCCGGAGCGGTCCGGGTGCGCTTGATGCGGTTGACCGTCGAATTGAGCATGTACTGCGCGGCTTCGCGCATCAAGGGCTCAAGATTTGTCGCCTGCTGCAGCAGTGTGGCGAGTCGCTTGTGGACCCGCGCGAGGGTCGCGGTTTCGACGCGAACGCTGAGGCTGGGCATTACGCCCGCCCGCAGTCGAACGACCGTCCGCTCCGCTTCGTGTTCGGGTCAATCGTCGTTCCGTCCTCTCCGGTAACAGGAGGAAGGCCGAGACCGACCTTGCCGGTCGAGATCTTCTCCAGCAGCGCCAGAGCATCTTCGTACCGAAGCCGCATTTCGTCGGTGCGGCTGCCGCGGCCGAGCGCCATCTTATAGACGGCAATGTCGATCGCGCAGTTCTTCACGACACCCGGCGTCGGCACGACCGGTATGGTGTACTGAGCCGACAGGTATGCGTCGCAGATCTCGTCGGCAGCCTCCAGACCGCGCTCGATGACGTCGGGGTCCGGGGTGCCGTCCTTGTTGTAATCGGCCACGCGAACCAGGAGATCGGTGCCGTACAGCTTGTCGATGTCTTCCTTGCTGGCGTAGCCCATCACAATTCCTTACTTCTTGGCAGTGGCCTTGGCCTTGGCGGCAGCCTTCGCAGCAGCCTTGGCGGCTTCCTTGGCAGCGGCCTTCTCGGCAGCGACCCGCTCGGCTTCCTTGGCGGCAGCTTCCTTCGCCTCTTCGTCAGCGTCGGCTTGCGGCTCGACGGGCTGATCGCCAGCGTCGACATTCTCGCCAGCGGCCGGTTCGGCCTGCTCCGACTGTTCGCCCTGCTGAGCCTGCACTTCCGGCTCACCAGCCGGCGTCTCGACCGGCTCCACCTGAGCGGTCACTTCGCCGTGCGCGTAAACATGCGGCTTATGGGCATGATCCTTGCGATCGTGCTCCGCCGCCTTCGGCTCGGCATTGCCGTGCAAGTTGGCGAAACGAGCGGCCCTGACCTCTTCCGAGACCAGTCGCTGTACGCGGTTCTTGCGGTACGCAGCTGCTTCGCGCACTTTGTAGCCTTTCGTTCCAAACATGATTGTCTCCAGAGTCACAAAGAGCCCTCCCCGGTTTCCCGAGGAGGGTCTTGTGTTTCAGGCTCTAACCGTCGTCAGACGATTAGGAGGCCAGCATGTGCTTGAAGGCCACGATGCGGACGAGCTTCGCGTCGTAGACGCGCTGCCAGTTCGTCGCGGTCGCCAGCTCGACGTTGGACGGCGTCACGCCGGCCTGGGTGCCGCCCAGCCACTTCACGCCGCGGGGATGCATGACCCACTGCCGGCGGTTGACGATGTACTCCTGGCCCATGCCCTTCAGAGCCTGGCGCTCGACTTCCACCGGCACCTTGGGCGACTTCTCGCCGAAGCCGATTGCGCCGGGGCCGAAGATGTAGGTGGTGAAGATGCGGGTCGCGCCCGCGCCGCTCACCGGCATGCTGTCGTCGACCAGCACGGACTTGCCGAGGTAGGTCGGGATGGTCAGCTTGCCCTGGCTGTCGGGCACGAAGTCGATCAGGTCGGCCTTGACCATCGCCTTCAGGGTCAGCGAGTGGACCGCAACACCGGTCAGACCGCCCTGCTCGTCACCGAGCAAGAAGGCCGAGTCGATGAAGGAGTCGGCGTCGAAGTACTGCGCACCGCCGGTCAGGCCGGAGATGTCGTTGACGTTGGCCGCCATGGAGGCTGCGCCCATCGCGCCCGAGAGGGTCGAGAGCAGAGCGGTCTGCATACGCTTGTTCCACCAGTCGGCGAAACGGTTGGCGATCGCGTCGATCGGGTCCGCGCCCGACAGGTCCGCAGCGAGGTCGGACGTACCGAACGCCTTACCGCGCAGAAGCTTCACGGCCACGTCCTGGCCGGTCGTCATCTTGCCGACGGTGAGGTCGGTCGAGTCGTCGAGCACCTGCTCGGAGTCGCTCGCGTCGAGGTCGTTGAAGAACGGCATGTTGACCGTCTTGCCCTCGATCTCGGAGTCGATGACGCTGGTCAGGTCGGTGATGATGCCCGACGTAAACAGCTCCGACTTCTGGGTCGAAAGCGTCTGAACGTACTTGTTGAACTTGGTCGGGACGATCATGTCCGCGAGACGAGTCTCAGTCATTTCTCACTCTTGAGGTTATGACTGGCCTTTGCTCTCTTGGGAGCAGCTTTTTGCATTCACGCAAACGCCGGGGCGCAGAACGTCCCGGCGTCGAAATGAATGAGCGTTTTGGGTGTTTAGTCCTTGACGCCGGCTGCAGCCTTGAGCTGCTTGGCCAGTTCAGGTTTGGTGTTTTCCAGCACCATTTGCTGGGTGATGTTGCGCGTCTCCGCGGCCCAGGGGTTCACGACCCCGCCGGCCGGCGCAGCGCTGTGGCTTCCGGGGTTGGTCCCCAGTCCACGCTTCTCTTCGGGCTTGAAGAGCGACGCGGATTTCTCGCGGATCTCAGCGACGAGATCGGCGACCGTGAACGGGGTGCCGTTCACGTCCTTGATGCGGGGGTTGCCGTTCGTGTCGATCACTTCGGTGACGACCTTGCCGTCCTTCATGGAAGTGCGGACGAACTTGCCCACCAGGAGTTCAACGGCATCCCGCGCGTCGTCCAGGGGGTTGGCTTTGGCGACTTCAGACTTGATATGGCTTTCGCCCATGATCGTCTTCAGCTGCCCCACCAGGCTGGCATTCGCGTCCTCCAGACCCTTGACCTTCGTGGTCCACTCGGTCTCCTTCAGTCCGTACTGAGCGGAGAGTTGGCCTTTGATGGTTTCGAGCTTGGTGTTGGCGATCTGCTCGGCCTGCTTCTCGGGATCGAGCGCAGTCAGTCGAGCCGCCGTTTCGACCGCGGTCTTCGCGGCTTCCGGCGTGATGTCTCCGAAGGCGGTGATGCGTTCGAGCGCGGTGCGAGCCGCGGCGACGTCGAGGCCTTCGTAGGGCTTCAGCTGCGCCTGGAGCACGGAAACGTTGTTGCGTTCCGCACCGAGCGCCGTCTTCAGGCCCTGGGTGTTGTCGAGTTGGAAACCGTCGACCGGCGTCACGTTCAGGAAGAACTTGCCGTCCTTCTGCACGTAGTAGCCGCGGAGGCCCTCATCGAGTTCATTGAGATCAGTTACGACTGCTTTAAGCATATCCATCCCGGAAATGCGGGGCATCCCGCCCCTCGTGATAAAAGGCCCGTCAAGCATCCCGCTCGATGGGCCGGCGATATCCCCGAGGACCGGGGAATCATGTTTGCCGGCGCAGATCGTTGGACGAGGCCGTCCCGGCGCTCGGTTGATCTGTGCTGGCGAATTGGGCTGGGACCGCTGAGCGGCCCTGTATGATCTGCCTACTCGTGGCAGGAGAGGCTTGGCTGGCAGGGCAGGACTCGAACCTGCGACATCCTCGTTAACAGCGAGGCGCTCTACCGATCTGAGCTACTTGCCAAGAAAGTGTTCGGCGGCGGCGCGGGCGTGCGGCGCGCTCTTGGGTATCCCTGCTCGTCTTGTGCGGGATGCGAGCTGAGACCGCCGAAATCGCGCTCTACCAATGACGGGAGCGCGAACCCGTGTCGCAAAAAGCCCCGCCAAGATGTTGGTCCCGGCGGGGAGCAAGTTGGAGTGAGGAAAACAAAACCCGCCCGAGCAAACCTGAGCGGGCGACGTACGGACGAAATGTCTGTGGTCAGTCGATGCCGAAGCCGCACTGGGTGCAGGCGCCATCTTCATCGCGATGAGGCTTGGGCTCGTTGAGAAGCCCGAACTCCTCGGGTGTCGAGAACTCGATCGTGTCGTGCTCGGTGAGCAGGACGACGTCGCCAGCAGCGCACTGCTGGTGCCCCCATCGGTTCGCCATGGTGACGCCGCCGAGGCTGTTCATGGTCAGCTCGCCCGATTGCAGGCGCTTGACCAGCCAAGCGGGCGGAACCTCCTCAGCAAACTGGCCCCAGAGGGGCAATTTGAAGGCCTGGACGAGGGTTTTGCGTTCGAAGAGCCGCACGGTCACTCCATTTGCATTTAAGCAAATGAATAAGCACGGTACCGCAGTTTTGTCAAGCCCACCTTGGCCGGGCCTGCAAACGGCGTGCAAACGGGTCAGTGGCTGAAGAGCCAGCGGAGGCCGAGCCAGATCAGGCCCAGGGCAACTACGGGCAGGAAGGCGTCGAGGAGACCGAGGTAGCGGATGTCCGCCGTGTTCTTGGCGATCCGCTCCAGGTGCTCCTCAGCCTTTGACGAGGGTTGGACCGGTGGGCTTTCGGGGGCCGGCCTCTGGTTCTCCGGGCTGATCTGCAGCCACCGGTCGATCTTGCCCCCTAGATTTCCCATGTTTTACCCGGGTTTTGCCACGAACGTTAAACTTCGGCTCGAAGCAGATCGGGCAGCAGTAGTACTCGTCACCCACCAGCTTATCGAACAGCACCACGGACCGAGGGATCATCCGGACGAGTTCCTGCACCAGCGTGCCCTGCTTCAATGAGCAGGGCTCGCAGTAGTAGGTCTCAGCTTTCAGTTCCAAACGGATCTCGGCCATGGGGCGTCGCTGCTATCATGCGCATTTGCGCAAGTCAATCAGATTTGCTTTTTCGGCCGAAGCTGACCCGGACCGAAATCCGGCAAAGGCTGTGACGGGTCGTTGCTGTTTGCAGCCGGCGCACCGCTCGTCTGACCTCCGCCGGCCGGTGCCTTCGCGGGATCGGCCTGCGTCCAGCGGCCCGGCATCATGCCGTCGTTGGACTGCATCAGCTCGTCAACCTTGGCCCACAGCGCCAGCTCCTGCGTCATGTCGAAGTCGTCACCCAGCAGGTTCCGGTTCTTCACCTCAGTCAACAGGGCCTGACGCGACAGACCGCGCTCTTCCCACATCTTGACCAGCTGCGCGACCTCGGCGAGCCGGTCCTTCGTGTTCGAGAACTCGGTGTTCAGGAGCGCTTGGACCTTGGTGTAGTCCTTGTTGGCCCACTGCCCCATGAACAGGATCGCCTTCTCGATCGAGTCTTGGCAGTTGATGGCCATGTCGTGGACGACCGAGTGGACGCGCGTCTCCTGGATGTCGCGCTCGTTCTGCGGAACGTACTGACGGTGCGTGCCCGTGACCGGGTTGAGCGCCATCATGTCCATCTGCATTTCGAGGGTGTTCAGATCCTTGGCGCCGGACTCGATCGCCGTGCCTTTCGGCTCGACGTAGTACCAGCGACCATTTGCCTCAGGCGCGTAGAGCACCTTGTAGGGTCCGATCGCGAACTGCTTCTCGTCGTCCGGGTCAATCACGACGCCGGAGCACGCCAGCATCGGAAACCGGGCAGCCGACAAGATCGACCGCTGGTCCGACGACGAGATCCAGTGCTCGATCTGCTTGTAGGCCAAGTCGATGAAGACCGGGCGCACCAGGTAGTCGGCTTCCTTTTCGCCGGCATACATCGTGACGAACGGCACCTCGACCATGTTCTGGAGGGGCGTCTCTTCGACGAAGGTCCAATTCGAGCCACCCGAGGTCGCCTTCTGCTCCCAGAGCTGGACGATGCCTGACGTCTTGGACGGATCGATCTCGATCACCCGGATCTGGTTGTAGAGCACCTCCTTGAAGCCGTCGCGCTCGGCGCGCTGGCTGCGGATGCGGACATGGACGGTCTTGGTGTCGCCGCCGACATACTGATCGTAGGCCGCGGCCACGTCGTCGACCTTGAACATCTTCATGAAAGGCCGGGCGCCGGATGCCTTCTGCTGCGCCAGGCTCTTCATGTTGTAGGTGTCGGGATGATCGACGAGGATGTGACACATGCCGTCGAGCATGGCGTTGTTGAAGAACTGGTGGGCGAAGACGTGCAGGTGGTTGCCCTGCAGATCGATGTCCTGGACCCACGCATCGAGGTCAGGATCGCCGTTGTTGACCTTCAGCAACGTCCGGAAGGGCTTCGCGGAAGCCGCATCCACGGCCTCCCTGAGCTTGTTGAGAGCGAACGTGGACGCCAGGCGCGACTTGTAGCGGGTGTCGGACTCCTTCTCGTATTGTGGAAGGAACTCCTTGTCCTTGGCGCGCATCGTTTCGGTGCCGCCGTAAACCGCGCGCAGCATGCTCGTGCGCTGCTGCATCGAGGTCGCCGCGGACGACAGTTCGCCCGGGTTGCCCGTCTTCGGCGACGGGACGTATTTCAGTTGGGTATCGGCCATTTCAAATGGGTCCTGACGTTACCAGTCAAGGATCGCCGCCTTGCGTGGACCGAGGAGTTCGTTGAAGGCATCGGAAGCCGCGTCCACCTGGTCGTCGTGGACGCCAAGGGGGAAGGTTTCCAATTCGTCGGTGAAGCAGTCATTCCAACTGCCCACCACCATCTTCACGTTCCTCCCCTCGGCCTGCGCAGCGAATGCGGCAGCCCGGGTCTCTTTCGAACCAGTGGGGCGCGGTGTCTTGACGATGTAGCCGGCGAGCCGGCGGATGAAGTTCTGGGCCTGGCTCTTGCCGGCCTGGCCCGGGTCTTGCGGGATGATGATCGAGACCGATCGTCCGTCGTTTCTGGCTGTCTCGAAGATCTTCTTCTCGACCTCCAGCGGAGAGCCGCGGAAGCGGATGACGCTCTCGATGTAGAAGATGCCTTGGCTGTCCTTCGACATCAGGACACCGACCGTCCAGTCGCCGTCAGATGACGCCGCCAAGTCCCACGCGCGCACGCGCACGCGCTTGGCCGGAAGCTCAGTCGGAGCCTCGAACCAGTCGGCTCGGAACAAGCCGCCGTCGTCGGCCATCGGCTTCTGCTGGTAAAGCGCGGAGAACGAGCGCTCGCCGAGAACCTCGGAGCGGTCCATCAGCGCGTTGTAGGAGAAGCGGTTCGGTGCCAGTGGCTCCTTGGGCTTGCGCCGTAGCGGGTCGCCTGGGACTGTGCCGTCCTCGTTGAGGATCATGCGCTTGACGCCGTCCTCACCCTCAGCCCATTTGACCTCGGGAAGCGCAGGCAGCAGTAGGATCTCCCACGGGAGACCTTTGCCGTCGTTCATCATGTCGATGAGGCGGCCGGCGATATCGTCGTAGTGCCACCGCGTCAGCGTGAGGACGATTGCAGCGTCTTCTTCGAGACGGGTGTAGACGACGTCGCGGTACCAGTCCCACTGGTCCTGGCGGAAGTTGGCCGACTTGACTTCTTTGCGATCCTTGATCGGGTCGTCGATCAGAAAGAGATTGGCGCCCTTACCGGTGGTACCGGTGCCGACGCCCACTGCGAAGTATTTGCCGCCGGCTTCCAGCTCCCACTCGTCTGCTGCGCGGTTGTCGGACCGGATCGCGACGGATGGGAACAGCCGATTGTATTCGGCGCTGCGGACGATTCCGCGGACTTCGCGGCCGAAGGTGGTGGCGAAGTCGCCGTTGTAGGACGCCGAGATGATGTTCTTGTCGGGATTGCGTCCCAGGAACCACGCCGGGAAGCGTCGGGTCGACAGCTCGCTCTTGCCGTGCCGCGGCGGCGCGAAGATCATGAGGCGCTTGCATTCTCCTCGCTCAACGCGCTCAAGCGCATCCGCCACGATGTGGTGGAAGGGATCGGCATAGTATTTGTGGAGCGTGTACTCGGTGAAGTCGATGAGGCGTTCGCGGCCCCTCCTACGACGCAGGATTTCGGCCGCGGCCTCCTCGGGGGAGACCTCGGTGATGCTGTTCACGATTTTCTCTTGAGGTTTAGACTCCGACCAAGGCGTGCGGCGCGCGCTGATGCCCCCGAAGCGGCAACTCGGTCAGAGTGAAAAGGAGGACCCCACGCCCTCTGGCCAAGAGGATCGTCCTGTTGCTTCAGGACTTAGTATTGCGGTCGATCGTCACCGGGTAACGGAAGCTCCGACTGCCACGATCGATCCCGTCAGGGGTCTTGTTGTGTTGGCGTCAGTGGACGCTTTCCTTCTTGGGCGGCGTGCGAGGTACGGCCGGGGCTCGAGCTGCGATCTCCAGGAGCTGCTCCTCGGTCATCTGAGCTGCCTCAGTCTTGACGCTGAGGTTGGTGTGGTTCTCGTCCTTCTGGCCGAGATAGTTCTTGCCGAGGAAGATCGAGGCCGGCGCGTTCTTGTCGGCCAGCGCCATCTGCTTCCGGCGCAGCGAAACCTTCGCGCGCTGCTGCCCGTCGTCCCAGGCATCCCTGGCGACCTCGTGCTCACTCAGAAAACTAACCAGCGTGCGCCGGCTGACGCCGAGAACGCCTGCGGCCTCGTCTTGAGTGCAGAACAGCTTCGCCAGCTCGGAGAGAGCGCGCAGCGTGTCTTCGTCGGGCTGGAGCTTGGTCTTGCGCGCCTGGACGGGAGCCGAAAGGATCTCGTCGAGAAAGGCGCCCTCCTCCGCATCCTTCTCTGCGGCGGCTTTCGCTGCGGCCTCGCGCGCGGCAGCCTCCTCCTTCGTCGGCCGTCCACGGCGACGCGGCGGTAGATCAGTCATTGTTCTTGTTCTTTCTTGCGACTGGTTAGTGAGGCGCGGCCTGAACCTGTTGGGGACCGACTTGGCTGAGGTCGATCGTCACCCACAGGCCGTCAGGCGGCATCTCGACGATGATGTATCTAGCCTCCTCCGGGTCCTCGGTCTCATCGCCGTAGCAGTCGAGGATCTCGGTGATATCGGCCTTGAACCCGCCCTCGAAGGTCATGGTCCCTTCGGCTAGATTGATCTCGAAGCCGAAGTCCTGGGCGGGATCGTAGGTCAGGACTTCTGAAGGCTTGGCAGCGCCAGCTCGATCCATGAGAGGATATCCGACTTCTTGGCCGCGCCGGTCTTGACCGCGGTGACCATTCCATTGTCGATCGCGACTAGCGCCGGGATCTGGTTGATTTTGAAGCGCTGCGCCAGAAGCGAGCAGTGCTCGACGTTGGCAGTGAAGACCTCCACCTTGCCATCGAAGTCCTTCTCGACTTCTTGGACGATCGGCGTCATCGCTTTGCAGGGCTGACACCACTTCGCCTCAAACTTGATAAGCACTGGTGTCGGCGCAGCGAGCACGTCCGAGATCGGGGTCGAGTCGGTGATGGATTTCATCGGGAGAAAATCTTCTTGATGGTGGAGATGCCCGCGACACCGCAGATCGTGAGGACGATCTGTTCCTGCATGGTGTTGTAGGGCGCCGGGAGCGCGGCGATCTTCCAGCTGCCGATCTCGTGACCGAGCAGCGGCATGGAGTCGAAGACGACCGCCGCGACGTGAAAGAATAGGACCGCGAAGGCGACAGGAACCATCCATGCGGTGAACCAGTGCTCGCGGTCCTCCTTGCGCATCTCGGCCGCCATGCGGGCGACCTCGACCTTGTAGCGCAGCTCGGCGACGTTCAGCGTGACGTCGCCGCCCACAGAGGTCTTGAACTTCTCCAGGTCCGCGTCGGTCTTCTTGCTGAGCCAGTTCAGAAAGCCGGACGCGAACCCGGGAAGGAACGTGAGAAGGAGCGAAAACATTTGGGCCTCAATACGAGGCCGTCATGCCTCAGGTTACGGTGATGCCAAGTGCTTGGGCGATCTGGCTCATTCGCTCATCGCCGATGATGTCCTTGAGCGTGAACCACCCCGCCCTGAAGCGTTCGTTGCTGGTCAGCATTGCGTCCTTCTGGGTGTTGAAGGACGCCCAGAGCAGCCAAGCCTGCGGCTTGTCGGCGATGTAGGCCTGGATCTTGGCGGCATCGTCGACGGTGATCTGTGCCATCAGATCTTGCGGGTTGACGGGCCTCGGCAGAGACTGCAGGGCCATAAGGATTTCATCCGCGGTCGGCGCTGGCGTGGGGTCACTCCACTCAAGGCCGCTGATGTCGTCACCTCGGAGAGTGAACTTCGCACCGGGTCGGATGGACTCGATGGCTTGAACGATGTCGTAGTGGATCACTGATTATCTCCGCAGCGTAAAACCGCTGATATGTTTGTTGGTTGTCGTCAGGGTGCCGGCGCCGACCTGTCCAGCCAACGCCAATGTACGGACTGAATCGGATCCGAACACTGAGCCTGCGTTCGGCGTCACGGTTTCATAGTAGCCTGCAGCGGGTGCGTGCATGAAGGTGTAAAGGCCGAACAGACCGCCATCGACCCATGGGACTATGTATGTCGTGGCGCCTAACGTGTTGTTCGAGACAGAGACAGCGAACGTTGCAGCGAACTGCTCACCCGCCCACCCCAAGACGAAAATGCGAACACCAGCATCAAGCTCGGTCCAAAACGTGTTGGAAGTCGATACGGTCGTGGACGTGGCGTTGAAGAATTGGACGCCGGAGTCGTTGAACCACGAGCGGACCTGCCGGTTCGTGTTGCTATCGACGAACTGCCCGGATGCGTTGGTTTGCACCATGCCCACGAGCGACTTTGTGGGGTCGCCGTTCATAATCTCGACACCAACGTTGCCTGCGGCTGTGTCGGTGGTGTGCCCTGTGGTCCAGAACCCCAACGTGACGGCGCCTGCGTTAATGTACGCATACACGTAGGCGAGCACGTTGGGGCCTAGGCCGGCGTTCGTAACGCTGATACCACCAGAAGGTAGCGTATACGCCGCGCCATTGATCTTGAGCGCGGCGCCCTGGAACGGCTTCAGCGTAAGCTGCGTGGCACTGGTGTAGACCAGCTTGCACTGACCTGTGGGGACGGCGCGAGCCTGCGCCGCCGCTAGAACTGAGAAGGCCATCTTATGCCGCCACCTTGATTGCTTGAAGTGTCCCGGTGCAGTTGAAAACCGTTCCGGTGTTCACCGTCGCCTGTGCGTTCAGGTAGATGGTGTAGGTGCCGTCGGAGGTGATCCGGCTCTTCGGGTGTGTGTGATTGATCGAATAGTCGTAGCCACTTGGCATGCGCGTGTGCATGCTGACGCCGACCGTATCGCCAGCCGAAACGGTGGCTCCCCTTGCAGCCAACATCGAGATCCAGTCCGACGTCGCTGTGCTGCCCGAACCTCCAAAGACCGCGTGCGCCTCGATGTCCCAGGTGCCGACCGGCAACAGGATCGAGGTGCAGGTCTGCGGCACGCCAGTGACGAGGTTGCCAGTGGAGCCCTGAGCAACGAGACGCTGGCCGATCTGACCTACGGCGGTACCAAGGCCGAGATTGCTACGGAACGCAGCCTTGTCGAGGATGTCAGAGCCGTTCGCCGACTTCTGCAGGGTGTCGGCCGCGCTGTAGGCGCTCATGGCAAACACGTAAACGACGTCGGTGCCAGCGCACGGCGTGTTCAGCACGATAGACGTGCCGTTGTTGGCCGTGTAGTCGCTGTATGGCAGCCACATGCCGTTGACCACGACCTCGACCGCGCCTGGGGTGTAGGCCAGCGTCCTGGTGAAGGCGTCGGCGCCCGTGAACGTCGTCTGCCCGGCGCCGGCCGAGAAGATGAAGCGCTTCAGCGTTCCAACCGACACCATGTCGTTCCAGGCCGTGCTATCGTAGGCGCGGAATTTCTTGGTCGTGGTGTTGAAGTAGAAGTCGCCACCGTTCGGCGCGGCGCCAAGCGGATCAGACGCGGGATCAGCGGTGAGACCACCGTAGTAGATGCCCTTGAACTCGTTGATCTTGGTCACGGCGTCGGCCGCAGCGTTCTGAGCGCTTACTGCAGTTTCAGCGGAGGTCTGTGCGGAGGTTGCGTATCCCTGCGCACTGCCGGCCGCCGTCGTCGCTACGCCCGCCGAAGTGCCGGCGCTGAGCGCGCTACCAGCAGCCGCGTCTCGCGACGCCGCTGCGTCAACCATGTGCTGGTTCGCTGACGTTTCGCTGGCGGCGGCGTTCGTTGCGGCGGTCTCAGCCCCCTGCTTGTAGGATCGCGCGTTGGCCTCGTGATTGGCCGCGGATGCGTTGCTGGCGGCAGCAGACGTCGCTGATGCTTCAGCTGCCGTCATGCCGGCTTCTGCCCGATAGGCGTACGTCGGATTGCCCGGATCGCCAGGATCACCCTTAAGCCCCGCCTCGCCCTTCGGGCCAGGAACGCCCTGATCGCCCTTCAGACCGCGCGGGCCGGCGGGACCAGCCGGTCCTTGGCCGCCTTGCGGACCACGGAAGGCGCCGATGTCTTTCCAATTGCCGTCAGACCAGGCGTAACCGCGGCCGGTCTCTTCAGCGAGCCAGACATCTCCCTCCTCGGCACTGGACGGCAGATCGAGATTGGTTGCGACAATGCCCTTGAGCGCAATGCCGCGCCCGGTGTCGCCCTTGAGTCCCTTCTCGCCCTGCGGGCCGGCGGGCCCCTTCGGACCTAGCGGACCAGCATCGCCCTTGATGCTCGGAAACATCGAGCGCAGCTTCGTGAGCGATATCGTCTCGATGACGCCGTTGTACCGAACGTCGAGATAGACGTCGTCCTCGTTGGGAGCCGGCGGCTGGCCGGCCGGCGCCTGCTGACCAGTTGCAAGACAGATCTGCCTGTTGAGTAGAAGGTACTTCGCGCCCTCTTCCGTCAGGGTGACGATCGAGTTTAGCGCATAGAAGTCCGTGCCAATGCTGATGCCGCTCGGGGACAGCACCTGGTAGCGTAACGTGCCCATCGTTCTTCTTTTTTTGTTTGGCACCGGGGGAGAGACTTGAACTCTCGCAGCACAGTGCATTTGGTTGGCATCCGTGGCTGGATTCGAACCAGCGGACACACGGTTTTGGAGACCGGGCCGCGCCCATGCGCTCACTGATATTCTGGAAGCAGCTTCGCCCCCTTTCGCCTGTTCTCAGGTGTTGGGAGGTGCTGCAGATTTGACGGGCAGTGCAAACCGCCCTTCGAGATCGGGATCTTGTGGTCTACCTCGTACCCTTCCGGGCAAGTCAGATAGATCTCTTGCAACGCCTTCACATCGACATTGACCGGCGTCTGGTTTCGACGGCGCGCCATGTAGCGCTGCCAAGCTTCATTTTTGATCGCTCGGTCAGCTTTCCGCCGTTCCTCTTCGGTGGAGTACTTCCTCTGACCTTCGTACGTGCAGAGGCGACTGCAAAACCGCTTTCGCCTGGTTGGCTCGCCGCACACTTCGCAAGGCAGACGCGGCTTTGCTGCACGCTTTGGAGCGAACGAGTTATTGAACATCGCAGCGCAAGAGCTGGAGCAGAATTTAGGGTTCGCGTTCCGCGTCACAAATGGCGACTGGCAGCCGGCACAGATCGCCGACCGCAGCCGTCGCATTGTTTCTCCATAATATTTTGGATTACGAAAACTTAACGAGCTTGCCCTTGAACAACCGCAATGCCAGTCAGAACTAATGTTCGTGACTTACTCTTTTGAGGTGTCAAATGCGCAAGATCGTTATCGCTATCGCGTTGGTTCTTGGGCTCGCGGGCGGGACAATCGGTGTCCTCACCCTCAGTTCGCAGACGGTCGTTGCCGGCGGCGGCGGCCATGATCCGGGTGGTGGCGGCAAGTAATCATCGCTCCTTCATTTTCTGATCGCTTCGAGGGCCTGCGTTTACCGCAGGCCCTTTTGTTTTTCACGCCAGAGGACCCCGATGCATGAATTTTGAATGGCGTGAATTGCGTTTCGATCGGCGGGGCGCTCTCTCCCGCATCTCTTCGCTACCCGCAACGCGGCGGCGTCAGCTACTTTGCCATCGTCATCATGGCGCGACGGGAGGCCGTTCCGTCCTCGACCGAATGATGGTGCCAGGGGGAGGAGTTGAACCAACGACCTGCGGTTTATGATTCCGCTGCTCTACCGTTGAGCTACACTGGCCCTTCGTGGTATTTTCGGTCCGAGACGATAAGAAGGAGGTCGCTATGCGGTACCTTCTATATTTGGCCGTTACGGTATTCTTCATTGCTCCTGTTCAAGCTGCAGCGGATCAGCTTCAAAGCGCAGCGAGAGCGCTCTTAAGTGAGCACCTCAGACACTGCCAACAAGATATCCCGGTTGCCCACGAGGATGCCGAGACCATGGCGAAGGAATGCCAAGAGCCCGGAGTAAAATATCTGCGCCAATATCCACCTCCATATCCACTCGCTTTGGAAGCAGAGGAAATCAGTCGCAGGATTCTGGACTGCTCAACTTCAAACGCACCGTGCTCTCCGGAGTATGTACGCAACGCAAAAGACGCATTGTTTCACGCCAAATGGTGCAGGAAGTATAACAACCCTATATACTGCAGGCGCGCCGCCCGCCTGATAGACGAAACATTCGGTATACCCTATGGCGACGACTTGCATGTGCACGCCATTGAGCCGGAGCCACCTCCACACCGCCGGAGTTGGATCGAACAGGCAGGTGTCGACATCAACCGGGCCTTTATTGACGCCAAAGACAACGCCGAGCAGATCGCAAAATCTATCGCTCCGAAGAGCCTCAAATGCGCGAAGGAAATGGCACGTCCCGAGTGGTACTGGGCAGTGAGCTTTGTGAACGGCGCCAAGGGCGGTTTGGCGCAAATTGGCATCAGGGACAAAGATACTTGCTTGGCGAAACGTAGCGATCTTGCTGAGGAGGCAGAACACCTTTTCCCAGGGATAGGTCGAAAAGCTATCAACGATGCCGGCGGCTGCCTGTGCGATCAGGTATATTAGGCCGCGAATTGGTGCCGGCCACCGCATGGGTGACGGGCTGCGCTCACAGTTCGTGAGCACTCGGCTTGGCGCATGGCCCCATTTAACCAGCCACCCCTATGTCATCAGGTGACGATCGGCTGGCACCGAGGGAAAGATAGCAAGAGCGGAGCACCTCGTGTCGGATCTCAGGGCTCGTGGGGCACCATCGCCATCGCGCAGTTCCTGCGCTGGACGCATGTCGCGTCACCGCTCTTGGGGAAGTAATAGTTGGCTCGTGACCGTCGCCATCCCGCAGGATGACGACTCTGATCCTTTCGACCTCGATCTGCATCACGCTGATCTTCTGTCACCACTCTGGCAGAATGGTAACAACGGTCGTCGGCGACTTACCATGGACCTCTTCGCCGATTGGCTGTGCGCTATGACGCCGCCGCGCGACATCACGAGCCATTAGGTGGGGGCGGTCCAATCCAGAAGTCGACCGACCTATGCCTCAACTGCATCGCGTTGACGGGGATCAGCCGTTCCTCCTCAGAGGCCGCTTTGAAGAATTACGAGGGCTACGGGAATACTGGCTTACCCGTTAGAGCCGACACCCGTTACCGGGGCGGGATGCCACCTATCTGGTTAGAGTTGAAACGTTGGGTGCCCGATGTTTTGCAGCAGAGCTGATTTGTCATCGGGCGCGGCGGGGTAAAGGAGGAGGAAACCCCCGCCGCAGGCCGGGTCTTAGCAGTTGGTCAGGGATCAATGTCCCTACTCCCTGTTCTGTGCTCCGGGGTTGGTGGTTCGATTAAGCCGGCGCTTTGGCGGCGGCGCTTGCGCTCGATGCGCAGCTCGGTGAGCTTGGTGTTTCGCGACACCTTTTGATGTGCTTGCTGCGCGCGCGGTGCCGCTCGAGGGCCGCAGATCGCCCGCGAATACTTGCCGCGAGATCGGCATGTGCTTCACTGGTCAGCGCTTGGCCGATCGCGGCCTCGACATTTCGCATCGGACAGGCTGTGCGGGCGTTCTATCGAGAATTACATAAACACCGATCCATACAGGCATCAAATTGTGGCTTGTGAGATGCATCCCAACGCTTATCGACACGTTGCATACAGTCGTAAAGAGCTGAGGTGGTCCTGCGGGCAACATCGCTGGCAAATTCGGCCCGGCAAGCAGTTAAGTAATTCGGGGTTTTGCCACAGTTTTCACTACATTGGGTATAGGAGCGGCCACAATTTCTGCCGCCTTGCTTAGGTTCCTGCCCCGGATTGTGGCTTCCCTTTGATACCCGACCGGACTCAGTGATGGGCCCCCCGAGTGCATCGGTCTTAGTCTTTTGTTGTCGTGCCGAGCTGCTGGGTCTTGATGATCCACTTCCAGTCGCCGGAGGTGTATAGCCGCTCCCAGTACTTGCTGGCTGCCGAGAGCCCCTCTTGTCTGCCGCCTTGCAGTTGTCCAAGTGCTGATTGTATTGATTTATCAACTCATTTAGTCGGTTCACCTCCTTTATGCATTCGGGCTCATAGCCGACAAAATCATCAGCGCCGGGAGAACAATTGTACAACTTTGCGCTGGCCGCACCGCAAAGCGCCTGGCATCCATGAGTACGCTCAGTCGTTTGTTGGACATGCGTCAAATCTGCCGGACAATGGCCCTGCTCTATTTGAGCACGCATTTGTTGTTCACTGATAGTGACCACATCGACGGCGTGCGCAGTCACGATGCCGAAGAAGAGCAAAGGAAGCGAACGAAAGATCGGCTTCATCATGGAAATACCCCATGCAAAGGCCATGATAGCCGAAAATCAGCTAGTAAGCTATCGCCAGGCTTGTTGTTCTTGTTGTTGGCCGGTATTCGACGTGCTCCTGCGGGATCTTCCAGTTCGGGGGAACTGTGGTCGCCGTCAGGCACAGGTTGGGGACGAGCTTCTCGAACACCCAGTCGGAATGGGCTTGGTCGACGCCCTCGCTCGGCCGCACGAGCTTGGCGTGCGCGTAGAGCTTGGTGACGGGGTCGCCATATGCGAGCGGCTCCCACACGTCGGCGTCGAGCTTCATCCAGGCGATCATCGCCGTGGCCTGCCTCTTGGAAGAGGCGACCATCACGTTCTTGTACATGGTCAGGCTTTCGCGATCGCCCGATCGATCCAGGCATAGATCTCGGGGTTGTCGCGGCGGGCCATGATGAGGACAGGCGTCAAGCGATTGACGACAGTTTCCTCGCTGGCTCTGGACTTGAGCTTCGCCGCCGCCCAGCAGGCGTGGTTGATTTCGTGCTCAAGCACTTCCGCGAAGTGCGAGTCCGGAAGATCGGTCCGGACCTTGATGTGGTATTCGAAGACGTTGCAGAGCCCACGGCATCCCTCGGCTTCCGCCTCGACGGGATCCCAGTGGATCAGCTCGAATTCCGTGATCCCGACCTTGATGATCTTCGGGAGCTTGCGCCGATCAGGCAGAGGGCGGCGGCTCACGACAGGTCCGCCGCGGTGCAAGGCCGGATGAACTTCCGGACCTGACCTCCCCTCGCCCAGATGACTGTGGGATTGTCGCCGTTCCAGCCCTGCTTCGTCAGCCAGGCCCGGACCTCGCCCGGGTAGCTATTGAAGATGAGCTTGGAGATCTCGGCGGCGTGCTCGAAGACTGGCGCCTTGCCGTCCTCACGGGTGATGGCCGTGGCGGAGTGGAAGCCGAGAGAGGCGTCGGGCGTTGCGCAGACCTTCTCGGGGCGCAGAATGCCCAGCACGATGGTGCAGGCTGATGCGCACTCGCCGTCGATCACCACGTTGGTGCCGGCGTCGCGCATGTCGGAGTACTTCTTGACGAAGTCGGTGATGATGCCACCGGGGTCGTCGGTGATGAACGTCGCGGCCCGGCCAGAGGTGAACTGGACAGGCACGTCTTTGGCCGACGCTGGCGTCAGGGCGCACAGCAACAGCACGCCCGCGAGGGCGTTGATCAGAGCTTTCATTTTGGCGTGGCTCGGTTGCGCGCCGGGGGTGCTCTAGCCGAACAACAGGCAGATCAGGTGCAGCGCCACGACGGCTGCAATGACGAGCATTAGGGGCGCGAGGAGGAGAAGACGATCAAAGGTCTTGAAGCATCTCACTGGCGCACCTCGACGGGGGTGTAGAGGAAAGCCCGCTCGATGGAGGCTTGCCAGATGACGTAGCTGAAAAGGAATACGGAAACGGCATGAGCGCTCCTCAGCGCCCTTGCGGCGCCTCGACACAGAAGATGTTGCTGACCTTGTCCTCGGCGCGTGTCAGCTTGAACGCGGCGAAGATGTTGATGGCGGTCGCGAAGACCAGGACGGCAGCACAGACGATGCTGACGATGTTCTGGTTCATCAGATCACCTTGAAGGTGCCGCCGGGCGGGACGCGCGTGTGCCAGTGCGGCACGAACTCGGTCTCGAACTGCGCGATCTCGGCGCCGGTCGCGTTCCAGTGCGGGCGCAGGATGACGAGGCGCTCGAAGCGGGAGCCGGTCACCGCGGCGGTGTAGCCGTAGGCCTCCCAGCCCTTGAGGCCGAAGGCGTCGAGGAGCTGCTGAGCGATGTGCTCGGTCGCAGCGACGAGTGCGTAGCGGTCCTTCAAGTTCAGCTCCCTTCCGGGGCTACTCGAAGAGCCCCTTTTCGATTGCGACGATGCGCACCGCAGCCATGACGTCGGCGGAACGTCGTTCCTTGATGGCGGTGATTGGTGTGACTCCGCCGAGAAAATCGTTGGATCGCTGCATCCAGAACTGCGCCTCGACCGGCCCGACGAGCTTGTCGAGCTGGGTGATGGCCTGCAGCGCGATCGCGGCGAGCGGTGATGTTGAGATCGGGTCAGGCCTTGTCATGGATCACCTCGTCTGCGAGCTGCGCGCCGAAGACGCCGCCGGCACGACGAGGTAGATGTACGTCGATCTCGCCATTGGCCGGGCCTCATGGGTAAGGGTGGGCCCGCGCTGCTCGGGGCAGTCAGCGGGCTCTTGAAATCAGTGGATGCCGCCGAACAGGAGGTTGGCGGCGGCGCAGATGCTGAAGGCGATGAGCACCGTGCGGGTCAGGCGGTCCTGAAGCTCAGCGCGGATCTGCGCCTGGATGAACTGCAACTGTCTTCGACGGCTCATGGCTTCCTCTGCAGGATTTGGGCGACGGCAAGCGCCGTGTACCGGCGCCACATGAATTCGGGCTGGCCGTGGAAGCGGCAGAGTTGGCGAGCGACGCGCTCGTGCGCCGGCATGGTCAGCAGCTCGACGTCCTCGGCGCCGAAGCCCGAGACCCGAGGCTTCGGCCTGAAGCGCCAGGCAGTGATGCCGGCCGCGATGATGATCGAGCAGCCGGCGATCAGCAGGAACTCGCCGACGTTCATCCCTGCAGCTCCTTGCGGAGCACGGTGACGACCTTGTCCATGGCGACGCGGGTCAGGATGCCGTTGACCTCGTTGTCCGGCACGTCGATGAACGAGATCTCGGCGTCCTTGTCGACCGGTGCGCCGAGCGGCGCGGCGTGCAGCGGATTGCGCACAAGGCGGGTGACGCCGGTCTTCCAAGTGCCGAGACGGGTCCAGCTCTTCAGCTCGTCCTCCAGCGCATCAAGCGCGAGGTCGAGCAGTCTGATCTGTTCCTTGTCGTCAACCATGACGCCCCCAAGTGGTGACCCGAGCTGCCGAGGGCATTGCTACGGGCTCTGTGAAACTCAGTCTTCGAGATCGGCGGAGGCCGAGGCCATCCATCTCGTCAGCAGGAGCGCTCCGGCCAGGATCAGCATCGCGCCGAAGCACAGCGTCAGAAGCTGGATCGTCAGTTGGCCTAATGCGGCTACGAACATGAGATCGGTCATCATGGTCGGAGCGCCCCCTTCGAAATCCTTGCATTCATGCAAACGCCCGGACACGAGTTCCCTGCCCGGGGTTATGGATGCCGACCTGCTGGTCCCATCCTCGTTTGCACGAATGCCAATGTAGGCCCTTTCCTACGGCCATACCCCGGTTTTGTCAAGCCCACCTGGGCCGAGCATGCAAACGCAATGCAAACGGCCGGAAACCCGGCAGTGTTGCAAAAAGGTTGCGGCTTTTTCTGACAGGAGGAGCAAATGCAAACGCGCGCAGCGCGCATTACACTCTTGGTTCTTAAGTAGAGTCTACTGAATCATAGGAGTCTAATATCTACGGATAGTAATATACACGGTTCAAGATGTCGGCGAGGCCGACACGGCGTGTCGGGATAACCGACATACCCTGTCGGCGAGGCCGACACGCTCTACGATCGGGCACACCGCGCGCGCCGGCCCTGTTACGGTACGGTCTGGGGCGCGCAGCGCCCTCGCCCCATCGGATCTCAGCACTATGCCTCAGCTCACACGTCGGCCGGACAATGATCCACACCACGAGGGTGGCTGGTTCGTCTACTTCGGGGACGTCCGGGTCGGCCACATCGGCCGGAGAGCCGGCGTGCCCACGCACGCCCCGCATTGGGGCTGGAGCTGTGGGTTCTATCCTGGCTGTGATCCCGGCCAGCAGACCCACGGAACCGGCGAGACCTTTGATGACGCGCGCGCCGCTTCGAGGAGGCCTGGCGGCAGCTGTCGGCAACCCGTACCGAGGCGCACTACGAGCTGTGGCGGCAGAACCGCGACTTCCAAGCCTGGAAGGGCCGGATGCACGACGAGCACCTGCAGCTGCCGACGCAGCGGACTTCAGGCCGGTCGAGATGCTTCTGCGGCGCCGAAATCACGGATGCCGGCATTCCGGACCACGTCCGCACCAACCACCGGGGAATTGGCGCATGAAGAAGATGATCGAGGAACGGCCTTATGCGAAGCCAGAGGCTGTTGCCAGGCGGCTCCTGGAGATTTGCCGGGAGGTCGAGCCGGTGCAGGACGGCCGGCTGCACATCGAGAAGATCAACTACCCATTCCTCTTCCGCGACAAGGGCACGGCGGGCGAGTACAAGGCCGGCCTCGACCTCCTCGTCGATCGCAAGATCCTGTTCCTGCACGAGAGCGGCACCTACGTCAGGATTCTCGACGGAAGCGGCTCGCATTTGGGTTAACAGCGCCATACCTTGGACTCCGGTCATTGGAGTTCAGCGTATGGCCTCGCCCTCGATCGTCCCAACAGACCGGCTCGACCGGGACATGTACCTGGTGCTGGAGGATTTCAGCAGCGGCCCGGCATGGCGTGAGACGGACGAGGACCGGACTGACTACCGGACGCTGATCAGCGACCTCCTCAGCGGCCAGTACGACCATCCGCTGCGCGTGGTGGCGTTCAATCCGCTCGAAGGCTGGTCGCGCGATGCCTCCGAAGATGTCGCCAAGGACTTGGAGCAGCGGGTCGCCGAGGGGTTCGAGGTCACAGAGACCGTGCGCGAGTTCATCGAGCGCTTCACCGGGCGGGCGCTCGGCGTGCAGCTGTTGCTGCCGCTGCGCCAATTCTGACTCGCAATTTGGCCGGCGGTGCATAGATGCCGGCCATGCCAACCAAGTTCGAATTTTGCAGGCCGGCGGCCAAGAAGGTGGTCCCGGCCGGCCCCGATTGGATCCATGAGGTGAAGTACGACGGCTACCGCGGGCGCGTGGTCCGCAATGGCAAGGATGTGAAGGTGCTCTCGAAGGCTGGCCTCGACTGGACCTGGCGCTATCCGATGATCGTCGAGGCGGCTCTGAAGATGAAGCAGCAGCGTTTCGTCATTGACGGCGAGATCTGCGTGCTCGACGTGCGCGGCATCTCGCAGTTCGACTGGCTGCACTCCGGCCACTACAACGACGATGCCCAGCTCTATGCCTTCGACCTGGTCGTGCTCGATGGCGACGACCTGCGGGACCTGCCGCTGTTCGAGCGCAAGAGCCGGCTAGCCAAGCTCCTCGCGCGCCGACCCGAGGGCATCTTCGTCGCGCCATTCGAGCAGGGAGAGATCGGGCCCAGCCTGTTTGATGCGGCCTGCCGCATGGGGCTCGAGGGTTTGGTGTCAAAGCACCGCGAGCGGCGGTACCGGCCGCGGACGTGCGAATGGACCAAGGTGAAGAACCGGCAGCATCCAGCCTTCAGCCGCGTGGCGGATCAGTTCTGACCACCGGAGTCACACGGGCGCTCGCCTGGTTGATCTGTCACAGTAGCTGAATAATCTGCTCTCAATGGCGACCACGCCTGCTGCCAGTGGCAGGGGCATTGGGAGTGGACGGCAGGGGCCGCCGGGAATTGTAAACCAGCCGGCGGCCCACCCGCCCATTCTGCAAGATCAGCGCGAAGCGCTCGCTACAATTCGCAGGCGTCGACCTCCTCGTCCGAGAACTTCTCGGCCGCCAGGTCCAACCGGTCCTTTGCCTCTTCCAGCTCCCCGGTGATCAGGACATAGTCTTCGAACGTGCTCGACGAGCCGATGTGCTTCTCGATCAGCTGCCGCAGCTCGTGCCTGAATTGATATTTGCTGACGGTCATTCGCCTCCTCCGGGCCTCTGGTTCTTATTTCAACGCGAAGCGCTCGCTACGCTCGGCCGCGGGTCGAAGCCCACGCTACAATTGTTTGCCGCCAGCTGCTGCCAGGATCACGGGACGTTCCGTGTCCGGAAAGACTTTTCCGCCGTAGGGCAATTCATTTCCGGCCGCGAACAAAGCGGCAACCGCGCGCCGCCATCGCCGTGCCGAACGGTGCGGCTCTCGCAACCTCCAGCCACGCGGCGCTTGAACTGAGACCGTTTGAATTGGTCCTGAATTATCCTCAAGAATTGCCCTTGACTGAATGAAACGGTTTGCTGTATCGTTTTGAGTGTTGGGGCAAATACCCTGACTTACTGAAAACTAATTGGGAGAAGGAGATTTTAGATGGCGAACGTACTAGAAGGTCTTACGGAAACGGTGAAGTGGCATCTAATGGTCGAAGCAGCCAAGCGCGGGCTAGAAGCCAATGGCTACAAATTCGATCGTGAGCCTGGGCGCGGTCTGTCGAATGTCTGGACCATCACCAAAGACGGGAAGAGCCAAAAGGCGTCAGTCCGCACGACGCGGGACCGTTGGATCGCATTCCCTCCCCTCGATGGCGGGAAGAAATGGAAGACGCTCGACGAAGTGGACGCTGTGATTGTGGCAACGGTTGACGACCGCGACGACCCCAAGCGCGTCGAAGTTTATCTGTTCCCCGCGACTGACGTCCGCGGGCGCTTTGACGCTGCCTTTGCTGCGAGAACTGGCGCCGGTCAGACCGTCCGAAACAATTTCGGTATGTGGGTCAGGCTGGACCACGATAGCCGAAAGATCCCCCGCAGCGTTGGGTCGGGCATCGTCGATCATTACAAGCCCATTGCCACGTTTCCCATTGTTGATTTGTTGGCCGAGGGCAGCGCCATCGATCCAGCCGCTCTGGAAGGCTTTGACGAGGATGCCGCTGACGACGAGCCGCAAGTCCTAGACAATGACCCTCCGCTGACGATCGCCGAGGCAAAGCGCCGCCTCGCGCTCACCTTCGGCGTCAAGCCAGACAACATCAAGATCACCGTGGAGGCTTGATGGTCGGGGGATCAGGCGCGCGTTTCACGAGCCCATTCTCCTTCAGTCCCAAGACGAGAAAGGCCGCCGCCTATTGATTTGGCTCAATGGGGCCCTTGGATCCTGGCAAACCATGGGGCCATGAGCCAGCCCGACAAACTAAGTCCGGGTCAGGAAGCGCCGAAGCCCAAGCCCTCGCGCTTGGAAGAGGCTCGGCGGATCATTGAGGAATACACTGATGATCTGCGAAAGATCATCAAGAAACTACGCCGCAAGATGAATTGAGGCCGCCTCAGTTGGTGGTCTCTTGTAAAGGCACACAGGGCAATCTGTGATCCGCGCAGCGGACGGCGACGTCGTCCCCTTCCCCGGCCCGCGCGGCCCGGGCTGAGTCCTTCCGGTAGCGCGAAGCGCTCGCTACTCAGCACCGTCCTGAGCCCGCTCAGGATGCAGGGCCACCCGCTTCCGCTGCAAGTCGGCAACGAGCTTCTTCAAGCCGGCGATCGTCTGGGCATCGCTGATCCTGGACGCGACCCGCTCGTAGTGCTCGATCTTGTCGTCGAGTTCTTTGCACTGCTCGCACATCTCAGTCTCCAATCGGAGCCAACGCGCGCCGCGGCAGGTCAGGTCCCATCTTCAGCGCGAAGCGCTCGGCGGGTATACCCAGGTATATGGAACGGTGACTGGGACCGCCGGTTTACCGCGATGGAAAATTTCTTCCTAGCGGTCCTCATCTCAGCCGTCCTGGTGCTCATCGCGTCGGCCGCCCTCCTCGTCGACCCCGCAATGGGCCTTTTAAGCGCCGCGGCGGTCAGATGAACCTCCCGAATAGGGTGGGGTCTTTTTCGAGGCCCTTACCCCCTTGTCGCGGCCCCAGATTTGCGCTAATGCAAACGCAGAAGGCAAACGGGACGCGAGGCGCTGCGGAGGCCGCTGGGAGGGGTTAGGCCAGGGCTACTTGCTACCGGACCGGGGCCGCCACTCGCATGGACGGGCTCGGCTGCTGTTCTGCGGAGGGGTTTGAGCGATGGGGTGCAAGCCGTTGATAAATGGCCTTTTAGCGGTAGAAAGTTTCGGGGTGACGCTCGACACAGGGGCATGCTCAAATAAAAAATCCTTCTACTTGACCCGGGCCTCCGTGGAATTTTCTTTCTTTGTTGAGACTAGACCAAAGTCTAATATGAAATTCCGAAATGTTCTCTCTTTGTGCCCAATCTTGACAGTGTCAAGACATCGAATTGCAAAGACAATTTTGAATCATGCAAACAATGGTCATAAGTTTTTTATTTCACTAGAGAATTCTTGCGCAAAGCGTTTGATTTCATTTGCATTGTTCGAAATGATAAGCGGAAATAACGTTGTGATTTCAATAGGTTGGATGTGGTGAAATTTCCGATTGGATCAATTCGAGTTGAGTCCTATGGTTGATCTACGGACGCAACGCGGCGCCCGGGCCTCCCGCGCAAAACGCGCAACTGCCTGAGAAACATCAGTTTCTTGGAACGGGGGAGGTTTGTCAAAACGGCAAATTTCCTCCGGGCCTCCGGACAAACGCAAAGGACTAGAGACCATGACCAACTCGCCCGCAAACAACCCCAAGACTTTGGGCCAGATTGCTCTTAACGCGGCTGTTAAGAGCGTCGGAAACGTCGACTCCGCCTGCTATGACGCTACCGTGGCCTTGGGCCTTGTGCTGGCTGCTAAGCAGCTGGAACGGATGGAAACGGGCGAAACGCTCGAGTCGGATGCTTCCATCAAGGCCAATAAGGCCACGTTCCGCGCCTTCCTGAAAGAGTTCGCTTTCAAGGGCAACCCGGTTTGGCGCGATACCGCGCACATTGTCGACGCCTTCGCGGCAATGAAGCCGGAAACGCGGCGCAAGGCGGCGGCGGAGTATATCGACAAGAAGGCCAAGGGGTCGCGCTTGATCGATGGACTCGCCCGGCTCAAGACGCAATCCATGCGCCTTATGACGGACGTCGTGACCAACCACGCGGATACGCTGCGCAACCTTCGCGCCTTGAAGGAAGCCGGCGCCGACGCTAACGGGCAGATGGAACATTTCCATTCGTTCGTCGCGGAAACCTACGGCACGACCTATGCCGCGCTGGAGTCCGCCTTGGCGCCGACGCCAAAGCAAAAGCAGGAAGTCAATCCGATTGACGCCATGCTTAAGCGCGCTGGCGACATGACCATGACCGATCTGGCCATTCTGGCGGAGCGTATTCAGGCGCTCTATCTGGAACGGGTCGCAACGGAGGCCGCTGTTACGGAGGCTTTCGCCAGCGACGACGCGGAAGCGATCGCGGAAGCGACTCCGGAGTTGATCGCGGCCTAAGCGCCGCCCCCACAAAACCCGCGGAGTAGACCTAGCCTCACCCGAGCGATCGGGTGGGGTTTTGGTGCTGCCCAAATCCCGGATTTTCTCCGGGGGTCCGGAAGCACCCAAGCTGTTCAATTTGGCAATTTTCCAAGCCGGGTCGCACGACCCCCCACCCCTATCCAGTCCGGAGCCTACCCAATGTTTCGCACAGCATCCGTGCGGCGCAACGTCGCCGACAATCTGCGCCGTACACACGCCATCCCCCGCAGCGTCCCCGACGACCTCATCCTGAGCCTCCGGGACGAGCTCTCGTTCATGGATAGCGACGAGATGCACGGCTACCTCACCGAGGAATACAGCCGGCTCGGCGACTGGGGCCAAGTCATCGCCCGCAACCTCTCCCTCGAACTCGCCTGATGAGATACCGCGCCATGTCCCGCAACATCGCAGCTATCCTCCGTACCGTCGAGCTGGCCAAGGCCCAGCGCGTGAAGCGGAAGCACACCCAAGCCCCCGCCCCCGTCGCACACGTCGACGAGGATGCGGAGAGCTACGCGCGGTTCAGCGACTTCATCACGGAGTACGAGACCTTCGACCTGCCCGACTGCAAGGCGGTCACGCCTGGTCTCGTCCCGGTGTCGCGTCGCGCCGAGCCGAAGTCCATCCACGATCCGGCACCGCGCGGGCGTATCGCGTTCGAGAAGCCCCGTAAGCGGCGTCCGCGTGACCCGTACGCGACCGGCAAGGACTGCGAACTGCCCGAGTACCGGCAGACCCGCACCGTCACCGTCGAGGACGCATCCGGCCGGGCCCGGGGCGTCATCCAGATCAACCCGTTCTCGAAGCGCATCACCATCGGTGGCTTCGGTCTGACCACGAAGGCACGCACATGATCGCCAAGATCCTCAACGCGAAGGTGGACGTCGCCACCGGCTGCATCATCCTCATGCTGTTCGCCTTCGCCGGCATCATGATGGGAGGTCTCCATGGCTAAGCAGTTCGGCATCCGGCGCGCACACGCCCGCCTCAAGCAGCTGCTCGACACAAGGCCGCAGCTCTTCGACCAGTCCGGCACGATCAGGCGCCAGTTCCGCGAAGCTGTCCTCAAGGACGAGCGCGGCGTGCAGGCCCATCGCTACGTCGACGACTGGATCGAGCGCCTCGCACCCATGCGCTGACGCCCTGTCGTTTGCATGAATGCACAAGATGTAGATCATCGGGCGATACCAGCCCGGTGATTTGCATACTTGGGTACCGATTTGCATCTGTACGGCACAACATCTTGTGCTCAGGTGTGCAAATCCGTGCCTCGAAGGACGCGAAAATGCAATTTCCTTTTATGGGATGCGCAAGAGGCGGCGCGGCGAAAAATTGGCTGGTCCGGGTCCGGTTGCTTAGTAGGTGGCTGTTTGTGCTGCGTTGGAGCTGCAAACTGGCTCTTGTGCCGGTCACGACCACTGCAATCGTGCCTGCCTCATCCCCATCCCTGACCCCTCTACTGGCATCTCTCATGTCCCTTGCTCCTCCTATGGCTGCTTAAGCCTGAGGTGCAGATGGTCGGGCGGCCCGCGATTGGCGGACGGCCCACGATACGCTGGATCTGAAGGGGTTTCCTGAAATCACCGCCGGCTGGTCCGGCTTGCTCGACGCATGGAGGAACCGATGCGCGATCGTCTGTTGCGTGCCTACCAGACCTACTCTCTCAGGTCCGGCATTACCCCCAGTCAGAGCGCCCTACTGGCCGAGGCGGCCTGCGTCCTGGGCTCTCGTGGCATCCCCGTCTCCGTGATCAGGAACACGGTCGAGGAGCTGGAGGCGGCCTTCGAAAATTCAATCCTCGTGGCGAATATTTCCGCCTTTGGACATTTTCGGGGGCCGAAATTGCGAATTATTCCGGGTGGTCTGGAGACCCCCGCGAGGCCCTGATCGGGCCTCCCGCACTCTCTTTTCTCTCATAGAAATTTGCTCGAATTAGGGCGCGTTTGCACTTGCATTCAAGTTCGCCTTCGTGCAAATAGCGCCAACGAGGAAGCCATGGACCTGATGCCACACACCGATCCCGTCATCATCGAGAGCCGCGTCCGCGCGCTCAAGGCGGCCGACAACTACCTGCGCCAAGGCCTACCGACCTTCACCTTCGAGGATGAAGCCGGCCGCGCCTACGTCACCACCGACCGCCGCGACGCTGCCTTCGCGCTCGACTGCGGCGCCAAGTTCGTCGGCTACTGCACCCCTCGCATGTACGAGGTGGCGGCCGGCGTCTGGGCTGAACCCGGGAGAGCCTGACATGAAGAAGCGCTGCGCCATCACCATGACGTTCTCGGTCGATCTGGACATGGTCAAGGGCTGGGGCGACAAGCCTAGCGACTGGACCGATCTGATCCGCGCTGCGGTCATCACCTCCAACATCTACCAGCCGGAGATGGTGGTCCATGAGATCATCGAGAAGAAGTACGACTACGTCGAGGGCACGGGATACGTGCGCCCGACGATTGTCACCGCTGCCGATCGGGACGTGATCTTCCGTGGCGGCCTCCACCGCATCATCGCTGCCTTGATCGCGATGGAGGATAGCGACGAGGAGCTTGGCCACCCCGATGAAGCCCGCCTAACCCGCGAGTTGATCGCCCAGCTGCGAGGTCTCGACACCCAGCCCGCTGCGGCCGAGGAGAAGCAAGCATCATGAGCCAGTATCGACAGCTACTCGCCGATGAAATGGAGTCCATCACGGCCTTCGCCGCGGCGCATGGCAAGAAGTGGCGCGATATCCTCTCCATGACCTACTGGTACAACGCCCGCATCTGGCGTGACCGGTCCGGCAAGGAGCACCCGGCGCTGCACGCCATCCGCAACGAGTTCGGCCCGACCTGGCTCTACGAGCACTTCAAGCTGCCGAGCGAGGCCGCATGAAGTACGCGAAGGGCGAATGGGTCCAATCGGCCCGCGTCGGCAATGCGCCGAAGTTCGTCGGGCAGGTCATCGGCCACAGCCAAGGCCAATACATCATTCGAGACGCCGACCGCGTGAGGTGGCTGCGTTTCGAGGAAGAGCTTTCACCCGCACCTAAGAAGGCGGCGTGATGGAGCCCCGGATGCGAGTCACAAGCCGCAGTCATCCAGAGGCAGAGGGGCAAACACGGCAGGACCACCGAGGGCAGCGATCTTTCTAACTGTCGCTCACTTTCAAACGGCCTAGCCACATAGGTGCCGGTCCGCGCCTGGCGATGATGGCCACCATGGACATGATGATGAAGTTCGCGAGCCGGAGAAATCGGCAGCGTATTTGGTTGCTGCGACCCAAACGCAGTGGCGAGCCGGCGCTTCCCGGCAACAATTCGACTACCCGGTGAACCGCGAGCGACCGGACGCAGAGTGGGGCCAGCAGCCCACAAACCATCTGCTGGGGCCTTTCGTCCCCTCACAGTGTAGCGCCTGCCTTGCGTCACACGGGACGCCGCACATGCGGACGCTGTGAGGGGATGTGCGAGACGAGCCTGGGTCGCGCCGGGCTAGTAGGGATGCCGTCCCTATGAAGGGAAGCCGAGCGCTCTCGGCAAAACTCAGGCCCGGACCACGGATGTGGTCGCGATGGTGGTAGCGAGAGCTGGAAACGGTGGAGGCGGTTCGTCTGCCCGTGAAGCACGTCCAGCCCACCAACCCGTTTCACGCCCGAGGTGCGCCTTGGGCCTTGCATGAAGGCAAACGCAAATGAAAACGCTCGGAATGATCGCAGGCACTCTGGTCGGCATCGGCCTGATGCTGTTCGCGGTGGCGATCAACATCGCATGGGCCTGCCTGATCCTCGCCCTGCCCGTCTGGATCCTCCTGCACTTCGTGTTCGGGGTGATCTGATGACACACATCGTCAGCGCCAACGACCTGCATCTCTTCGCGGTCAACACCGGCCCGTTCTACCAGCAGCACCTCGCGATGGCTCGCAGCCACGATCCTATCGTCGCGTGGGACCAGCACTTCGATCTGAACGTGGTTCCGCTCTATCGCAAGCAGATCAAGGGCCCGCTCCGCTTCCCGTCCCGCTCTATCTGCGACGCTGCCGAGGCCACCAAGGCCTACTACGAGCGGCACATTACGGAGTTCTGATCATGCCGACACCTCCGCAGTGGAAGTACGTCAGCCGCGACCTCGTCATCACCTATCAGGACATCCACACCTTGGCCATCAAGCGCGGCACCGCGGCCGAGCGGCAGCGCACCGGATGGGGCGCGAGCTACGCCGTGCATCCGCGCAACGTCGAGCTGCTGAGCAACACGAAGGCGCTCTTCGATCACGACGCGACCTATCGCTTCATCTGGATCAGCGACGACGAGCTGACTGACCAACGTCCGGTGAAGCACGCCTAGCCCACCAACCCAATTCACGCCCGAGGTGCGCCTTGGGCCTTGTTTAAATGCAAGGACCGCAAATGACCGACAGAAGCACGATCCGCTGCATCCTCGAAGGCATGCAGAAGCAACTAAGCGACCCAGCGCGCTGGTGCCGCCACAACCACTTTCAGGTTCTCGACGAGAGCGGCGTGCTTCAGGTCAAGAACTTCACGGGCCTCTGGTTCGACGAATACACCCGGATCAGCCGCTGCTGCCTGGACGGCGCGCTGCTGATGCAGACCAAGAGCGACCAGACAGACGCCTACATCGCCACGGCAGACTACCTGTCCAAGGCGTCGGACACCCTGTTCGACGAGCCGGACTATGTCGTGATGAACGACAGGTCGGACGGCTACGAGCGAGCCAACCAAATCATCGCCGAGGCGATCAAGCGCGCGACGCCGATCGAGGCTCTCGATGAACCCGTATGAGTTTTACGACGCCGGTTACCTCGCCGGCATCGAGGGGAACGATGCATGCCCGCATCTTCCCTTCACCCTTCCGTGGGCGTGGTGGCAGTGCGGACATTTCGTCGGCCACCACACCCTCTGCTCGCAGCTCGAAGCGACAGTTCTCTTCTTCCCGCAGGATTAAGGAGCCGACAATGGCACAGCGTAAGGACAACATCGCGTTCGTCAAAGCGCTGATGACGCACAGCAAGTACGGCGCCCTCGCCCAGCTCTTCGTGATCGATGCGCTGAGCAAATGGTCGGACAAAATCTCGAGCGTCGAGCCGCGGGCCGTCGACAGCCCCATGATCAGCGGCGAGGCCTGGGTCGGCGTCGCCAAGGAGATCAAGGACAAGATCGATGCCCGGGTATCTTGAGAAGCATGACCCGGAAGATGCCTGCACCTGCTCCTACTGCGGCATCACCGAGGACATCCACCTTCTGGACGGAGTCCTCGACAAGCGCGGCAACGACACCGGCAAGCTGGCGCGCATCGCCTGCTGCCCGACCGACAGCTGGTGTTGCGGCTCCACAAAGATGGTGAGGCTGAGCATCGCCCCCTCCCTCAAGCCCTTCTACGACCAATACGTCCACAGCGAACAATGGAATGCACGCCGATGACAAAGCCCGAGATCATTAAGACCAACTACCTCGTCATCGAGACCGCGATGGCAGCCTACGCGGTGCTCGAAGACACCCGACTCCTCATCGGCGCGACGCTGCCCGACGATCATCCGTTCAAGGATGCCGAACGGCAGATGTCCAAGTACTGCGACGATTATGGAGCTGGCGGCATGCGCCGTGCGGCGTGGGAGATGGCGTCGCTCATCGAGAGCGTCTGGAACGGCATGACCGAGGACGAGAGGGACGGCGCTATCTGCTGGGACTTCGAGTTCGTTCCGGAGTTCATGCTCTACTGCCTCAACTTCACCGACGAAGACGTCGAGCCAGTGATCAAGGGGACCGAGAAGCTCCGCGCCCTGTACCGGACGTCTCGCGAGCGGTGCAAGACCTTTGTCAGCAAGTGTCCGCCTTCTACCAGGGAGCGCGACAACTTCATCCAAGACTGCCGGGATGAAGCCGAGAAGCAGTGGAAGTACGCGGACCTGATCAGCGATTACCCCGACGAGGTGCAGCGCGCCTTCGAGGCGAAGGAGAAGCCGGCCGAGTTCGTCAAGGCGCTCGGCGAGGAGCTGGAGCTGATCGACTTTGGGCCTTGGAGCTGACCGCCAATGTCACCGTATAAGTCATCCCCATGCCCCAAGTCATCACCTTGGGGCGCCATCCAGGATAAGCGAGAGCTGGCTCCTGGCATCTGGCAGGTCTCCACCGCCGGCCACGGCGGCATCAAGTTGTCTCGCGAGCGCAACGCCGCGGTGCCGGCCTACATGCGAGCCGAAGGCGGCTGGTATGAGGAGGACTGTCAATGGTCGATCGCCGCTGTCGTCCATCCGATCGGCTTCACCCGAACGATCAAGATCGAGGGCAAGCCTGACCGCACGGAGATGGAGATCGCCCACGAGACGCTCCGCAACTGGTTTCCGGACTGGTTCGAGACGTTCTGCGGCGTCCGGATCGAACCGGGTCAGTCCATCGTCCGCGACCAGCAGATTTTCGATCGCAATAACCGGAGCAACTACGTCGTCACCGCGGCGTGGGGCGATTGGGCGCACTGGGTGCCGGAGGGCAAGGTCGGCGTCATCGCCAAGCGCAACAGCGATCACACCGAGAAATGGTTCCTCGTGGACAAGGCGATCTACGGACAGAAGTTCGTGATCGATCTGACGCGCGACACCGAAATCACCAAACCTGAGAGGCCGTAATGGCAAGGGAATACGTTTCACCGACCGGCTCGCCCGACATCACGAAGGCCGTGCAGGAAGCCCTGCGCGAGAAGGGTTTCGGCACGATCACCAGCGAAGGCTACGGCGTGGTTCACGCCCAGCAATCCGCCGGCATCGTATCGCAGAGCTTCCGGATCAGGATCGAAACTGCCGAACCGGACGACAAGTAACACCACCTGAAAACGAGAGAGAACAATGAAACTGCATGCACTGTGTGCGTCGGCGGTGGCGCTGATGCTTGTCTCCGCTCCAGCCAAGGCGGAGATGGACAATCCGACCATCAAGTTCGTGGTCCGCGGCACGATGGCACTCGTCGTCGCCACCATGTGCGACAACTACGAGCAGCCGGACGGGTCCGTCCAGAGGTACGCCGACAGGCTTGGTGTCGACTTCGACACCTACGCTCCAGCGACCTTCAACGCTATGAGGGCGCAGGTCAACGGACTGAATTACGACCGATCTGCGCTGATCCCCGAGGTCACCCGAGCCGTCGCCGCCACCATGGACATCATGGACAAGGCGTCGAAGCCCTGGCCGGCGAAGAAGGTGCAGTGGTGTCGGTACTACGGCAGCATCATCGTCGACGAGACCGGCATGCTCAAGGTGAAGACGAGCAGCTCGCCCAAGAGCAAGGGCGATCTCTGATGCCGCTCACCCCGGCCCGTGAGTTCCTGAACCCCAGGAACTTCACGGTCGCCCTGCTCCTGGCCGCTGTGTTCGTCGGCGTCCTGGCGAAACTCGTAAATTAG